TTCCCTTTCCAGTAGGATTGGCAGCATTCCACTCGGTGGCTTCTTGGCTGGGGAGTAAATCCGAAGGTTTGAGTTGTCCCTTGGGGAAAGCGTTGGCAGGTGCCGAGTTTCCGGATACGGGATCACTTTTATCATCTAAAAGAGCTTTGGGGGCAGTTTGTAACCCCTCTAAGGCGGGGGCTGGGACTGATTCAGATGGCATAGTTACACCAGTTGAACATGATGGTACATATGAACCGCTTGAATCAACCTCGGCGGCATCTTCAAAAGACTCGACGTTTCTTTTCTTTATCAAAAAGCATAGTGCAGCAATAGCCAAAACTAATCCAACAATTATAGCTACTTTTCTTAAGTTGTCCATTCTTACTTATATAAATATAAAAAACAAAGAATTTATAAATGGATATTCTTATCGATTATCGTGAGCAAGCTATCAAAACAATTTTAGATGATAATTTAGTGACATATATGAATCTGCAAATTGGCGATATTCAAATTATACAAGATAATCCAGAAAAAACACCAATAATTGTCCTTGAAAGAAAAACTATTCAAGACCTTCAACATTCTTTAAAAGATGGTCGCTTTTCGGAACAGAAAAAAAGAATGAATGCTTCTAATTTTATTCACAAAGGTTTTATTATTGAAGGCAAAGTATCAAAATTTGAGCCTCAATTTGAAAGTATACTAAAACAAATTATCATCAGAATTCAATTAAAGGATAAAATGGTCATTTTTCTTACAGGTGACATACACGATACTACAAATCTTATATTGGAAATTAAGAGAAAACTACTTTTAGATTCTAAACTATACAATCATTCTCAAAAACAACCTGATTATATAGACACTTTACATGTTTCAAAAAAACTAAATCTAACACCATCACTTTGTTATATTTTACAACTTAGTCAAATACCGGGAATCTCTAAATCTATTGCTAAAGTTATTGCCGAGAAATATCCTACCTGGATATTACTAATTAATGGCATTCAGGATAAGGTCCATTTTATACAGGCAACGAAGTCTGCTAAAATAGGTGAAAAAAGATATATGCAATTATATCAATATCTCACTATATTACCTCCTTAACTGGTTCTGGTTCTGGTAATTCTTTAATGTTTATTTCAGTATCATTCCTACAAGCGTTTTGTTCAATTATGAAATAGGCTGAAGTAACTGACATCCATATTGAACCAGCCATCCAAAATCCAATTGCTGTCCACATTCCTATTTCTGAATGATTTCCATCAGAAACCAAATCGTAAAAACCACCTCTAATAGCAGGAATTTTAGTAACACAATAATAGGTAATTATTAGCAATACAACTGGTTTTAAAGCTTGTGTCATAATTTTATCACGCTTTGGCTTGTCGCAACTTGATGTTTGTGCATATCCCATTGTAACGGTCATTATAAATGATATCATACATACTAACGGTAAAACGGCAAAAGTTGGATTTTTAGGCAAAAATTTTACCTGAAAATAATATGCCAGACCTATGATTTGTATTAAAGCATATACCAATGACGATTGTCTTAACAATTCGAGTAACAAAAATTTACTACTGGTTGGATTTACATTTATAAAACTTGTAACACAATACGATATGATTGAACCAACAAATGCAATTAATACAATTAATTTTCCAAATGACATTTCCATTAATTTAGATTAGTTTTTTTTACTAAAATCTAATTCCACTACTATATTATAAATTATTTACTGGATAACACCTCATTCTTGTTGGATAATCTATTCTCTAATTCATACCATTCTATTGGAGTGCGATTAAAGTAATCATCATCATCATCAGTATAATCATCTCGGAAAAATCTTGAAGTTCTACGAGGTGCAGGAAGGTCATGTGGCATTTCAATTGGAAATACTAATATGGAACGTTTATAAATATTGTATGAATGAAAAACTAGCATTCCAATTGTTACAGTAATAACCAATGATAAAGTAATAGTTCTGTATATTTTGTCCGAATCTTCGTCATTATTTTTTACATTTACTACATTTGTTATATTCGTTGAATTGTCATAATATACCATTAAATTTAGAACTGAAATAATATAAGAACTTCCAAATAATTATATATATGGCCACTTCAGAAGCTATTGGTATCGATTTAGGCACCACATACAGCTGTGTAGGCGTATACCAGAATGACAGAGTTGAAATCATTGCGAACGACCAAGGAAATCGCACATCTCCATCGTATGTAGCATTCAATGAAACTGAAAGACTTATAGGTGATAGCGCCAAGAATCAAGTGTCAATGAATGTACATAACACTGTTTTTGATGCTAAGCGTTTGATTGGAAGAAAATTTTCAGATAAAGAAGTACAAGATGATATTAAGCACTTCCCTTTCAAAGTATTTGCGGATTCTTCTGACAAACCGATGATCGAGGTCAAATATAAGGGAGAAACCAAACATTTTAGCGCGGAGGAAATTAGTTCTATGGTTCTTACAAAAATGAAGAATACTGCCGAAGCATATTTGGGTCATGACGTAACTAAAGCAGTAATTACTGTTCCAGCATATTTCAACGATTCGCAGCGTCAATCGACAAAAGATGCGGGGAGGATTGCAGGGCTCGATGTACTTCGTATCATCAATGAACCAACTGCCGCGGCTATTGCATATGGTTTAGACAAAAAAGACTCGAATAAAGGGGAAAAAATTGTTTTAATTTTTGACCTTGGTGGAGGTACATTCGATACCAGCTTATTGTCTATTGACGAAGGAATTTTTGAAGTATTGGCTACCGCTGGGGACACACGTTTAGGAGGTGAAGATTTTGATCACAAAATGGTCGATTATTTTTGCCTTGAAATTAAGAGAAAATTGAAAAAGGATATTTCAAAGAATCCTCGCGCTTTGCGCCGTTTAAGAACTGCGTGTGAACGTGCAAAACGCACCTTATCCGCATCTTCTCAAGCTTCGATTGAAATCGATACATTAATTGATGGTATTGATTTCAATTCTACTGTAACACGAGCGAGGTTCGAGGACATGTGTGCTGCTGATTTCAGAAAGTGTATGGCTCCAGTAGAAAAAGTATTGCGTGATGCTAAAAAATCGAAAAATGATGTAGATGAACTTGTGTTAGTCGGTGGTTCCACAAGAATTCCGAAAGTTCAAGAAATGCTTAGAGAATTTTTCAACGGTAAAGAGCTTTGTAAAAATATTAATCCAGACGAGGCGGTTGCATATGGTGCAACAGTACAAAGTGCTATCCTTACTGGTGCGGATAAGAATTCCGAAAAATTGAGCGATCTTCTCCTGATGGATGTGGTACCTCTATCATTGGGATTAGCTACGTCTGGCGAGGTGATGACACCACTTATTAAAAGAAATACAACAATTCCTTGTAAGAAAAGTCAAACATTTTCTACTTTTTCGGATAATCAATCTTCGGTACTGATACAAATATATGAAGGAGAAAGATCTATGGTGAAAGACAACAATTTGCTTGGCAAATTTGATTTAACGGGAATTCCTCCTGGCCCTAGAGGTACCCCTCAAATAGAAATTAGCTATGATGTAGATAGCAATGGTATTCTAACCGTGACAGCAGTTGAAAAATCTACTGGAAAATCGCAAAATCTTGTCATTAAGAATGATAATGGGAGACTATCAGAAGAAGAAATTAATAAGATGGTGAATGATGCTGAAAAATTCAAAGCTGAGGATGAATTACAAGCTTTGAAAATTGAAAAACGTAATGGATTGGACCAAATCATTTACACCAGTTTGAAAGCTATAGGCGACCAGAACCCAGAATTAACCGAGTTTATCAAGGAAACAGAAACTTGGCTTGAAAATAATCCTGATGAATCCCCCGATATTTATGATGAAAAGATTAAAGAAATCCAAGAAAAAATGCAAACATTTACCCCACCGCCACAGGAGAATGAAGAAGAAATCCCCAACACAAATATGCCCCAAGAATCAGCTACTCCAGAAGATTCTGGCCCAACCATAGAGGAGATAGATTGATTAAAATATATAACCATAAAACTCATATTTAGAGTAATATGCCTGAGATTTGGAAAGAATTAGAAGGATTTTCAAAATATAAATTTTCAAATACAGGAAAAGTTTGGTCGAAAATCCAGAAAAGAGAATTATCACTTAAACCAGAAGAAGCGGGATATGTTAAAGTAAAGTTATATACTCATGAAGGTAATAGAATACCTGTGCGAGTCCACAGACTAATAGCATTAACATTTATACCAAATCCAGAAAATAAGAAAACAGTTAATCATAAGAATCATAATAGAGCCGATAATAGAGTAGAAAATTTGGAATGGGCAACTACATTAGAACAAAATACTCATAGAAGAAAACAATCAAAAGAAGTTATCCGATTAAAAAATTCACGGGCAGTATGGCGTTGTTCTCTTGATGGACAAAAAATAGAATTATATGAAACCGCACTTGATGCTATAAAATGGGTAAGAGAAAATACAGAATATAAGGGTTGTGTAAAAACTGCTATATCGGCAGTTTGTCTAAACAAACGTAAAACGGCATATGGGTATAAATGGATTTACGATACATCAGAAGAAAATATATTTGAAAACGAAGTATGGAAAGACATTCCAAAGGAATTGATTAGAGGAAGATTAGATTATCAAATATCTGACAAAGGTCGAATAAAAAATCCAAAAGGTAAATTCTTAAAAGGGTTTGGTGATACTGGTTATAGGAGAGTTAGTCTTGGTCAAAGCAAGTATTCAATACATCTATTAGTTGCTCAAGTATTTCTACCTAATTTCTATAACAAACCATTTGTAAATCACAAAGACCATGATAAGTCTAATTGTAAACTTTATAATCTTGAATGGGTAACACAAAGTGAAAATATCATAGCAGCAGTAAACCATTATTCATCAAAAAAGGATTAAATATTCTGCTGAATGAATGAGATTTGTTTTCTTAAATTGTCTGCTTCATCATCAAGTGAGGTTTTAGAAGAATTGTAATTAATAGATGCTGAAGAGGATGAAGCAATATCTTCCGTCCAGTCTGAAACACATTCACCGTCAGATTCTTCCCCTTTTGATTCATCTAATTTACAAAAAACCATCTTATTACCATCAATTACATATCTTCCGCTATCTGTGTCTCCTTTTTTATCTCCGCGTGTTGCATCACATTTTTTCCACTTTATACCAGTACATGTATTTTGGTCGGTATATTTATAATAACATGTATTGTTTCTCATAACTCCGCCTGGCCTTTCTGTACATTGATTATTTGAATTAGAACCAGAATTAGAACCAGAATTAGAACCAGAATTTGAATTAGAACCAGATGCCGCATTCTCAGACCAATCTGCAACACATTCTCCATCAGATTCTTCCCCTTTTGATTCATCTAATTTACAAAAGGTGATTTTACTTCCATCAATTACATACCTTCCACTATCTGGTTCGCCTTTTTTGTCTCCACGGGTTGCATCACATTTTTTCCATTTTATACCATCACAAACCTTGGAATCACCATATTTATAATAACACGTATTATTCTTCATAATACCGTCAGGTCTTAGGTTACAACTACCATTGGATTCAGGTTTTGAATCTTCTGATGGTGATACAACTGCTGGTGATGCCTCTTGAAAAGCTCCAGTATTAGTGGCGGTACCAGTATTAGTGGCGGTACCAGTATTAGTGGCGGTACCAGTATTAGTGGTAGTTCCAGTTGTTGGGTCCATAAGGGTATAACCTGAAAATCCTTTTCCTCCAGCTCCTGCGGTTGAGGTGACTAATTCTGGAACTTGGTCCGCCTCGTCTAAATTATAATCATAATCAATCAAACTCTCTATTTGTGAATCTTTTTGAAATATAAGATTTGAATCTGGTCCAGGTTCGTCACCACCGCCAGCCATTAGACTTGATGTACAATTAGATAGTTTTGCTGAAGTATGTTCACTAAGGTGTAATTTAGGTGGATTTTCAACACATGTATCTTGATATTTATCGCCAATCACATATAAAGTTCCGCCCTTCTCTGTATCATATGGTCTTCCACTTCTATAAAAAAAACTATTTTCAGATAAGGAAATAGTTTTTTGACGCGCCGCAATAGTGTACATGCTGTTTTGGTCGTAAAAATTGTTATAAAGATGGATTGGTCTTGCATATCTAATGCGTGGATTTCTGCTATTTCCTGGAAACCAACAATGATGTACAGTTATTTGAACTTTCATATCTCTTTCTTCATCAGAACCGCCATCGCTATGGTCTCCGGCACCAATTAACATAACTTTGTGATGAGTTGTACTTTTTTTGGATGAATTTCCGTCTTTGCGATTTCTTGATTTAGTCGGGTCACCTAATATACACCAAGATACAGTTATATTTGTCGCGCCGTTTGTCATATCAAGGAGTCCATCAGCACTTTTTATAAATGTACAATGATCAACCCAAATATTTTTAACATCCTCTCCTTTAATTGTAACAAGATCGCCGTTTTTATCATCTTTAATACTATCTTCGGTGTCTCCATCCTCAAACATACCTTCAAAAAATATATTTCGAATAATAACATTATTACTACTTCCTCCTACTGATATAGAACCAGTAAAAACAGCATCATTTATACCAATAATTGTTATATTCTTCTTTTTCACAGATATTTTCATGTCATCTTTTTTCCCAACATTTTTGACATCAACAAGTCCATTTATAAGAATCAATTGATTGTTTTCAAGATCATCATTCACATCTTTAACATCACCTGCTGATTTTATTTCCCAAATTTTATCTGGGTTTGAACCACATCCCGTAGTATTTCTACCAAAACCAGTAGGACTTTGTTCCCAGTCTGAAGGTATATAGTCTGACATATTAAATGATGCAAAGGACTCTGTATTGGAAAAGTAATTTATATAATTAAGTACAAAATATAGTACAATAGGAATTAATATGATTAAACATACATAGGGCATCATTGAAGAAATAGTCATTATTATAGGAATATAAAATAATATCATAAAACTCTTGAACATACACACTATATTAAAAAGGATTAAATATAAGGCATTACTTATTGTTAAATGGATGATTCTTTTATAACAATTGGTGGGAGAAAAATGGAATTTAGCGAAATAGATGAAATCAAAGAAATGCTTCGTTTGAATGAATTCAAGGTCTTTAAGAAAGAAGGTGAAGTTTATTTTGATACTATGCTTATTTACAATCCTTACAATTTTTCTGGAATTTATGAAATTCCATCGGATGTGAATCGAATAATAATGTCTTATTTAAAAATAGAAATAAGATTTACAATAACAGTAAACGTTCCAAGAAGTTATCCATTTCATCCTTTTATTTGGGAGCTTTTTTGTTATTCTCCAATAAACTTGGATATATATAGTTGTCTTACAAACGCCATTATTAGAGAAAATAACATATTTCATAAAGACTGGAGTCCCGCATGGTCCCCAGAAAAAATGGTTTTAACAATGTTTATGAGAATAAAGAATGATTTAAAGGCGACTATTTCATTTGATTGGTTTTTAAGACATTTAAAACAAGAAAGAATGCTGATGCAAAGGTTAACACCAGAGCCAGAACCAGAAATAGAACCTGATTCGGAATCAGAATATTCAGAAGAAGAACATTCAGAAAGTAATTTTATTAATTTTAGAGATTTTCTTAATCCAATGGTGAATGAAAATAGATTTTATAATATATTGGGTAGGATTGAATCAGATTTAGAATCGTATGCCTAATTAATCAATTTTCTTCTTCAAAGCTTTATAACAGCGAATACAGATTGCTTTATCAGAAAAGATTGATTGATTTGTTTTTTGAATGGTATATTCACCATATCCGTCGTATTCAGCTTTAAACCATTTATTTTCATATTTTACGTAACATATTCCATCATTGTCCCATATATTTTCAACATATTCATTTTTACATATTTTACAATGAAATGGAACTTGACCTAAAAACATTATATTTCTGTCTTATTAATAGAATATGTGTAATTACGCATAAATTTGTAAAGCTTTATTGTTAAGTGGGTTAAATAATATCATATAATATTAATGAATTCTATCGTCAATATATTGGTGGTATCGTCTGTTCTTACAATCACATATTGTTTATATCATACTAATGATGAATTAGATTCATCAAATTTGTTAGGTGAAAAACGACCTCTTGTAAATAAGATTTCAGGTTTAAAAAAAACTGAAAAGAAAGATGATTCTTGTAATTGTGATGAAAATGATGATTTAGTACCTCTTAATTATACGACATCTCTTTTGAAGAACATGTCTGAAGAAATGCCCGATGGTATTAAAGAGGGGTTTGCTATAGGTGATTGTAGTAACTTAGAAAGAAGACTAGATAATAAAAAATCACAGCTTGCAGCTACAGAATTGGAATTAGCGGAAGCTAAAAAGGAGATAGAAAAGTTAAAGAATCAAATATCTTTTGTTCAAGGTCTATAAATTATAAATATTTGTACAATAAGCGATAAACTCATCTATTTCATCTTCATTCATAAATGTTATATGTTTGAATAGTAAATTTATTATAGTTTCATATTGTTTGCTTTCATATTCTTCTAATTCGCTGAAAGTGGTTATTCGTTTATTTGAAACTTTATACAAAATGTCTTTGTAAGATTCTACCATAATTTCTGTAGGGCTATTACATTGATTTAAAAAGAATGATAAATCATTATATATCCAAGATGTAGCACAGCATATTATTGCTTTTGATGGTTTTTTGTTTGGAGACGTGTTGAAGAAATAAGCATAATTATTAATCAATTTAAGGATTTTAGATGCTTTTCTAATATTTTGATTAAGTGTTATAGTCTTCTCATCTAAAATTGGTAAGTACGACATGATTTTATTAACAATATCCAATGGTAAATTACTCATACATATGTGTTTATATTGTTGGAAATGTGTTTAAAAAATGATTGTAATGTTAATTATTCAAATTAGAAATATGAAAAAACACTTATTACTAAGTGTTTGCTCTGAAAAATTAGCAAATGACATTGCTATACATAATGATATCGAGGAAAATGTGTTAGAAACAGTTTTATTAGAGATTAACGATTTAATCTTGTCTCCCAAAAAATTACAAACGCTGGATGAATTTCGAAAGATGTTATGTATCTTATCTTGTAAAAATATGATTCGTATAATACATAATCAAACTCCAAAAGAAATTGTTAATGATAGTTTATCTAATTTGCTAAATACGTTTGGGTCTAATCACAAAGATGAGATTAATAAGTTATTTGTAGGAATAGATAGTAAAACATATAGAGCATTTGTTGTTACATATCAAGATAATAATAGAATAGTATGTTCAAGTATTATAGTAGAACATCAATTCAAAAGTTCAAATGGAAAAATCGTAATTACATGGGAATTATTATGGATTTGTTGTTCTGATAAAAAGAAGGGATTTGGGTCAAAAACTTGGAAAGATATTACAAATTTGGCGGCAATGAGAAGAATCGATGGAATTCTTGTACCAAGTACAAACAAAGCATTACCATTTTGGTTGAAAAGAAATTCAAAAGAGTGTGCAATCAATAAAACGATAATTGCTCAAGAAATAAGAAAAGAGGAAAAGTTACTAATACAATCAAATGGATATAAAGTAAGTGAAAGTCCTTGCACAAATGTTGTAAATTTGTATAGAGAATCTAAAATAAAACCATTTCGTGGAAGTCCTTATCGATGGATGCCAGATGAAGCGAATCATTTGTGGTTTATTCCAAGTAAAAAAGCTATATTTTAGTCACAAAAACCCATTTTATTTTTAGCAATTTTTTCTAAAAAATCTATATTATAAATGCGAGTAGCTTCTGCTAATAATCTTAATTCAAAAGTTAGATTTCCATCGCATAATGGCATAAATAAGTCGTTGATATTATCGATTCCCAAACCAATATTAACACCTGCTTCATGTAGAATTTGAACGGGTGCGATTGAGTTATGTATTGGTGCGTTATAATTGCCATGTTGTGTCATTGATATAGCTGCACTTGGACATACAATAACACCAATATTAAGTTGTTTTAATCGGATAGCTATTTCTTTTTGTTTTTCGATAGGTTTACATGCTAGACTAATTGAATGAACAGAGCGAGCTTTACCTTGATATTCATATTTTTCAACAAAATCACAAAATCGTTCTGTTTCATTTTCAATTGGAATATTAAGTTGGTCTAAATGAGCTTCTAATGGTTTTCCAAGTCTTTTAGCGGTTGAGAATGCTATATCTAAATGTTCATCAAAGTTATCATAATCTCTCGATGGTAAACAGCCTACAATATCTGTAATTTCTGTTGCTTTTTCAAACAATTTTAAGTTTTCATCAGAACCTACGATTCCTTGTAAAGGTTGAGTTGCGGTTTGTATGTGTACACCTCGATATTTCCATTCTCTTTTTTGCTTTTCTGTTTCTTCAATACACATCAAACCTACAATTTTATCTACATCTACAAATGTTCTAATATATCTACAGTTTTGGGAAACGATTGTTTGTATTGACTGATTTATTCTACGGGAAAGGTCTTGTCTTGTATATTTTTTTTTAATATCATCCATAATATACCATTTATCGCGCATATGCTTATCAGATTCTTGTAGTAATGTCCTTGTAATGATATTGGATTTATCTAAATGAGAATGATGACAAACCCAATTTATATTTCTCTTTAGAAAGTTCATTCTCATTTATAATTACCGATTCTTATTTATACTTCGGATAAACGCCATATACTTGTGATAACAAAACTCCATCACCATCTCTTGCTCTTAACTTCACAAAACCATCATCACCCCAATCTTTTCCCCAACTATTTTGAATTATCCAATAGGTGCCGTTTTCATCTCTATCATATCCGGTTAGCAATACGGCATGGTTTATCTGCTCAGACATTCTGGATGGAATATCAATAACTCCTTTTTTATAAAATCTAAATATGAATGAACTGGCGTCCAATGCGATTGCAATAGGTCCGTTTTGAAGTGAGGCCATAATATCTAACATAGACCTTGGTAAAATGTACTCATACCCGGTTATATTTGAACCAATAACATTAAGATAGTATTCGCCATTAAAGGAATGATTTCCTGGTAAACATGTATTATTGCAGTCTATAGCACATAGTTGTCCTTGTGCAACATAAGAGTAATCATCATTTGATACTAAACCCTTGTTTTCTATACAATAATCAAAAGCTAAATGCATTAAACCGCCTCCACATCCGTGATTTTCTTTTGAGCAATCGACGAGTTGTTGTTCAGATAGTCTATTTACGGTATAATTATTTATTCTCATATATGATTCAATAGCTGAAGTAGAAGAAAATGCCCAACATGAACCACAATTTCCTTGATTCTTTACTTCAGACAATACATTATCATCCCAAATTAATTTTTCTGGTAAATGCTTGTATTTATTGAAATGTCGGAATGGATTCAATATAAACTTGGTGATTGCTCTTATTTTTCTCTCAAGTGAGAATTTGTTATGTTTTAATGGTTCATTCATTAACATTAAATCATTTGGAATAATCGAAATATCAACTTCATCTGTAAACTTATTTAACTCTAGAACACAACTTTCATCGTTCTGGTTATAATCTGAAATAAGCTTAAAATTTGTTTCAAAGGTCTTATATTTATCTTTCCTTTTCTTAGCAAATTCGACATAATTGATTTTAGAATCATCTTTATTACTTTTAAGAAAGTTTACTTCGGTATCTTCAGATTTGTTATATTCGTTAAGATATTGATAATATTCTTTAGCATATTCATAGTCATTGTTGATTTGATCATCACAGCATTCACTAGAACATTCACAAGAACAATCACAACTATTTATACAATCATTGTTTTTACACGCGTTTTGTAGAACAAGTTTAGATGGATTTTTATACACTCTAATATTTACAAAAGCTCTGGAAAAATATAAAAGAAATACGAGCACGTTATGTGCTCGCATTTTATATAGGTAATCATTAACGTATAATATCTGCTTTTTTAACTTTTCGATGTATGAATAATTATATCCTTAGTGTTTTTAACGTCTTTTATAGTAAAATCAGACTTATTGTAGTATTTCTTTCTAACATTTGATTTCTTTATCATTCCTGGTGTAGAGTCAACAATATCAACTATTACTGGTATATATTTTCTATTTTCAGGAGTTTGTCTTAGAATTCTACCCGAAGCTTGGATAATATCACTTTTTGGTGTAGCAAATATCAAAGTATTCAATTCTGGGACGTCAAATGCTTCTTGTACATAACTATAAGTAGCGAGCAACACATCTCTTTTAATAATATCATCGAGTTCTTTTTGTTTTATTCCCCCAATACATAATCCGTTTGATATTCCCATTTCATCCAATTTTTTCTGTAAAGATTCCACTTGTCTTCTTCTTTCACTTAATACCAGTGTCTTTCTACCAATTGATGCGAAATGTTTTAATAAATCAATTATAAGCTTTTCTCTATTTGGCGATTCTACCATTCTGTTAATCATTTTAGGCATATTGGCGTTACCTTTAAAGTTGTAGAATGTTTGTTGATAATTTGGATCACTGAATGGCAACATAAAACATTTAACTTCACCAAAATTGTTTGAGGTTCCATTTGGAGAAAATACAGGTCCAATATGCCATGATAATATTCTTTCCATGTTATCCTTCCTTTGAACTGTTGCACTAAGACCTAGATTATATTGTGTTGAAATTTTGGGGAAAGCTCTACTATAACAATTACTTGCAAAGTTGTGGATTTCATCTAGAATGTTCAAACCAAAACTATCAAAAGTATTTTCTGGATAGTTTCTCTGCGAAATAGACTGTAACATTCCAATTACAATATCACAATTATCAACTTTTACCTTGTTTGCTTGAATAATTCCGATTCTCGCATCAGGAAGGAATTGACTTATGCGTTCTATCCATTGATTCATAAGAAATTCTTTATGAACTACAACAAGCGTTTTCTTTTTGATTACTGAAATGATATATAGGGCCAATGCCGTCTTTCCACCACCAGTTTTTAGATTAAGAATGCCACCTTTATTTTTTTTGAATAATTTCATAAATTTGTCCATAATATCTATCTGATAGTCCCTTAATTCACCTCTAAATGTGAGATTAATATGATTACCAACATCTCCTATTTTATCTACAGCTGGACCAAAGTTATCAATACCATAATATCTAGGAATGTATAGCTTGTTAGCACTTTCTAAATAGACTTTAAAACTTGGAGGTAAAGTCCCAAATTTTTCCATCATATATTTTTGTTTTTCAAAGGGTTGTACGTGTAATTCTTTACGAATCTTTCTTTCTTCTGTTTGATTTAGACTATCTTTTTTTATTGTGTATCCTCTACGCGTAATATATCTATCATATTCGGTGATAGAACTCATTTAGATGAATCTTATATAATATATTTAATGTTTGAAATCTTAAGCTCTATAAATAGTCTATACCACTCGGTCTAATAAAATCATGTATGTTTCTTCGTAATTTGCGGATAATATCGTTATTAACATGAACAAGTTCTATTTCAAATAATAATTCCGAATTAGCAGGAATAGATACTCTATCCTTAGCATGTACTGTTTCATTTCCATATCCAAGTGATGGAGGCAATATAATAGTTCTTTTGCCACCTTCTTTCATTGTTTTTAATCCAAGTTTCCACCCCAAAATGATAGGAGATTTACCATATTCAAATAGCAAACCTTTGTCTGTATTACGTAATTTTGAATCATCAAACTTTACACCAAAAGTAGAATTTGGTGAATAATACCAACCCTTATAATGAACTTCCAGTTCATCTCCATTTGATGGAGACATTCCACTCCCGACAATGTTATCCTTAAATAGCATCCCTTTTTCACCTTTTAAGAGTTGTGATTGCATTTGGAATAATGTTCTGACAAGACTGGAGCCTAAATCTATCAAACAAAAAAAAATTATTTTCTTATACATTGATACTTATATAATCTAAGATAAGCCTTAAGTTTTTTTAAAGTTGATATGTTGTAGTATTAACACAATGTTCTGATTCATAATCAACAACATATCCAATATCTTCTAAAATACCAAGTGTCATTCGGGTAATATAATTTCCATTAACACTACCATTATCATCGTCTAAAAACCCTGTCATTATTTCAGTTGGAATTGTTGGATGTAATACATTATTACTGTCTCTTCTTGTTTCAAGTGTCATATTCTCGAATAAACCTTCTTCAAAATGAGAATATTGGGTTCCACTCCCAAAATGGTTTTCAACTGGCACACCAGATATACCAATTATATCATAACCAGCATCATGTAGAAGCTGTTTATATTCTCTTAAGCCATTCTCACCAGTATAAAAGAAGTTGTTGATATTTGAAGTCCAAGCAGGGTCTGTTCCAACACCTAATATATGTATTATTTCATGTACAAGAACTAATATATTGATATTTTTGGGTATATTGTTAAGTGAGTATGGTGCATTAATATTTGTATTAAGTGAATTTATAACAATAGACCTATTGTTCCAATCTGCAGAACCAAGTACATTTACAGGTTCATTCATAACTGATTCGGTAATTGTGATTGGACTTTGAGGAAATGGGGTACGTAATATAATACTTTCTACAATACTTTTAGATTCAAGAATATGTGATATCAAAGGGCTGTCTGTAGATACAGATGAATAATCGAGTTCTAATTCAAAATCAGGTGTAGAAAAATATGATAATATACCTACAGATGATGCTTTTTGAGCAATATGATATCCTTTAAGCATTTCATCATCATTATCTTCGAAATAATTTGTTTGTGCGTTAGGGTCCGAAATATCTGGGTCTATTAGTAAAGCTTTCGCATCATTTTCGGAATCGGGAGTTTCCCAATTATCATAATATTGAGCGGTTAAGCTTCTCTTTCCGATATAATAACTACGAAATTGTTGTGAAAGATTACTTAAGAAAAATTGTCGCTGTTCCGATTCTTCTGAATACTCGTGTCGTATTCTTAATAAATCTGAAGCCATTGAATATTAAATTATAACAATATTTAAGATTCTTATTCACCAATTACCATTTTATCTATTAAATGTGATATTCCTCTTGATAATGTTAGGAAAGTAGCTGAATATAATGGAAATTTAGGAATCAAAAAGAATGACACATAAGACAATTTCTTAAGCCTTTTAGAATTTTTAAGAGCTTGTTGACAATGTTTACATGTTTCGATATGTGATGTCCTATCCCTTTGTTGTTCAGGACTCATTTCTACAATATTTGTGTCATGTTTATTAGAAAATATTGGAATATGGCTCATATGTTTTTGCCACCACTGTCTCCATATAACAGGACCTATATCTGATGTAGTTGGTGTACAATAAGTATCCAAAAGTGATATGTTCTTATCTTTCATATCTTTAGAAGCTTCTATTTCACAATTATGTAACCATATATCCGTTTCTAAAAATTTGTTACCAAAAAAATGGGTAATCCATTGTGGCATTTTACTTGGCAAACCTTCATTTGGAAATACTAAATGTAATCGTGTGAGTCCTGTTGAAATTGGTGTTATTAGACCGAATAATTGAGCTTTAAATTCGTTGTTTGAATTCAGAACTCTAAAATGATAGTATGCTGGACTCGTAAATGATACAATTCCGGTCCGCCTTTTTCCCATAATTCTGTCTATAAAATGAATTTCTAATTGTCTAGAATTTCCTTTTGAAGTTAAAATCTTCATTGGTATATCTATTCCATCAGAACGAATACCTTGCAGACCATGGTGTGCGAATGGAATATGGGCAGGATCCATAAAATTCTCTACTAAGAAATCAAAAGAATAAGGAAGATCTCTTGAGAGAACTTTACTCGCATTTTTCAATTCTGGAAAAAGAAGGTCTGGTTTAGTATTAAAATTTGCCTTCTCTATATCAAATTCACCCCACAATAAATCTCCTGTTTCCATAACATTAATCGATTTTGCATTTTTACCTTGTTCGTTATTCTTTGATTGTGGAATTCTTTTACAAGTTCCATCTTGTGTAAATTGCCAACCATGATATGGACATTCAATACATCCAGTTCCACTATCAATTCGTCCTTGAGATAATGGTGCTAATCTATGAGGACATACATCTTTTAATAATGACCACTTTAAAGTTTTTGGATTATTCCAAACAACATAATTCTGATTCGCGATTTTTAATCTTGATTTGTTTGGTAATGATGATTTTGAGCCAATTGGCAACCACGTTCCCATTTTGAGAGAAAATACGCGATCAAACAATATTGATAAAATAATGAGTGCTCTCATATTGCTATATGTGTAAGCCTATCTTAAATATATTTATATATCTAAAAATAAATGCTTTCATTGAAAATACCCGTATCCTATATCAAAAATATGGTTAAAAACAAATCTCCAAGTATTGTTACAAATAAAGAGCTTTTAAACCTTACCCAAGGTACAGTGTTAAACTATATTATGAATCCACTTGTTGGAGCAGTTGATACATTCTGGATATCTAAACTAAATAATGAGGCGATTTTAGCAGGACAAGGTACGTCAGATCGGATATTTAATTCCATGTTTTTAGTCTCATCATTTGCTCCAGCGGTTATTATTCCAATAATTTCAAAATATCATGCAATAGGTGACAATGATAAGATAAAATCGATTATATCAACAAGTGTTTTTTTAGTCGGTTTAATTGGTTTATTTTTAAGTGTAGGGGTATTCATATTTAAAGATTCTATAACAAGTACAATTATACCATCCAGTGCCAAATCTTACAAATATGCAATACAATATTTAGAAATAAGAATATTAAGCTTAGCTTTCGCCTTATTAAATTCACTTGCATTCGCTTCAATGAGAGGACAAAAGGATATTAATACTCCAATTAAAATCAACCTTTGTTCTCAAATCGTTAATATGATTTTAGACCCAATTCTTATGTTGAAAATGGGCGTTAAAGGTATCGCGATTGGTACAGTTATTTCTGAGCTTGTTTCATTTACACTATTTTATTCTTCTATGATACGCAAAAAACTTATAAATTTTTCATTGATAGACACAAAACTAATGAAGACCCTTATTAAAAGAGGGTTTAGTGTTCAAATACGTTCTGTATGTTTATCGTTAGTTTATTTATTCGGATTTAGACAAGCACAACAAATAGATTTGTCTGGCAATATTGCTGCAGCACATGTTTTACAAATACAGTTGTTTGAAATTGGATATATATTTACCCATTCTTTTGCATTGGTTTGTCCTATTATTATACCAAGATATCCAAATCAGAAACAAGTCAAATATGTATTATATAGGTTTGGTACTTCAATTTCAGTATGTATGATGTTTTTAAATTTTATGATTAGTAACAAATTTATGAAAATCTTCTCTAAAAACGTTGATGTTATCAACATATCCGATACTGTTACACCTGTTTCATCTATTCTTCAGTTGATATGTGGATTAACATGTGTTACAGAGGGCATGATTCAAGGTTATGGTATGTATAATTGTCTTGGAATTGGTACTTTTCTATCAACTGGATTATACTTACTTTTTATTCGTCTTTGTAATACTTTGCCACAAATGTGGCTTGTAATGGGCTTTTCTACAGGTTTTAGAGGTATTCTTAATTTTAAATTAATGGAATTGGAAGAAAAAAAACAGAATAAAGACGAGTAATTATATATCATCATCATTAGCTTCATCTTCAAAATTATTAGAATAATCGTTATCAAACATAGTGTCTACATCAACTACATCACTTGATTGTGGCTCATTGTTTGATATATTTTCGGTTGAATCCAATACTGTTCTTATATCAAACTGTGTTCTAAGACCCTCTCCATATCTACCTAAATTACGTTTCATATCTTCACGCGTAATTCTTTGGGAAGATTTATCAGAATTTATTCCAAAATGACCTTGAGCTTCATCTTCTTCAACTATTGCATGAACATTTTCTACACGTGAACGGGTCATTATAATTGACTGACCGCATACTGTTTCTTCATTTTCAATCAATGATTTTATTACTAATTCTAATATATTTCTATAGTCGGGAAATGCTAAATCAAGTGTGTCCATTTCATGTAGTAAATGTTGTACAAGATGTAACCACGTATTTTTCCAAGAGATTATAGTATTTGTTGAAACAAATTTTCTGAAATCGATTAAATCGTCTGTTATAACTTCTATAAATTCATCATAGTTTTTTAAACTTGAAATGTTCTCTGAAACATTATGAACATCTGATAACCATCCTCTTATTTTTTCCAATTGACCTTTTTCACTTAGAATTGACCATAATTTTGGTAGAATAAATTTATCATTTGGTTTTGACTTTAATAATATATTTGATACTTGTAACACAAGACATTTATACTGTACATCCTCTTCTTCGTTAGATATAGTATCATCATATATTTCCGCCCATTCCATTTTTTTGATGGATAATACGTTTTTATGATATTTTTCCCATTGTTTTCCTAACTTGTGGGGTTTATTCAATATATAGCTTGGAATATCTATAGGTTTAGTAGTCTTTGACTTTATATTTGGTACTATTGGATGTATAGACTCGACAATACCAGACATTTTTCCACTACTATTCTTGTAATATTTAACAGTTTTAAAAGTTCCATATTTTGATTTGTAAGAATAGTTATATTTAGTCTCTAATTCCCCTGTATAATTCCACTCTGATCTGGAATATAATAAAATGTTTTCTTCGGTTAGCTGTGTTTTTTTATTAACAGGAAATATTGATAAAATAATGTTCATTTTCCCCTCGTGACTGATTGTAACATGCGAATAAATGTATGATATTAAATACAATATAGCAATTTCGGTAATCTGTTCCTCAAATTGAATCTTGGTATCTTTAATTTCACTTATTACTCGTGCTTCAAGTTTTCTTAAAATTCTTTTTGATTTTTCGTTTGACATATCATTGCTCTTAGGATAGGCCTTTAATGCTTTGTATGTATTTTTTAACTTTGAACTAAATCTGCTCAAATTCTTTACAATTTTTTCTGGAATATCTGATGAACTTAACGCATTTTCATCAAATGAAAAGAATGAAACATATGTTCTCCATTCATTTGAATTTTTAAAGAATATATTCGATGGTTCTTTGTAATTTTCAATTGATAATACATTACCTCTATGATATTGTGAATGTGCATTTAATTTTTCTAATATTTTCATAAATCCGTCTATAAAAACGTTTTTTATAATCTTTGTATAAACATTTAAATCACTACCTAAATGATTATAACTTTCTTGAGGTATATTTTGAATATTACTCATCTTTGAGTGACCAATTACATCATAATCATTTGTTGTTGAACCTATTATGTCACCATTTATTATACTTACTATGTTCTCAGTTCCAATCTCTTCTTCTCCCCATTGATTAAATAAGCATTTCTTTATTTTTATCTCGTTTTTTTGACTCGAAAGCTCTGCTTCTAATTGTAATAATACATGTTTTGGAAAACATGATTTTCCAGTAAAAATGTCTATGTAATAATAGGGGCTTTCACCATTAAATTCTGCATTACGTACATATTCTCCACTATTTAATATCTCTAATTTTCTCTTATTTCTTAATACTCTATCTTCTATCTTATCTGCTTGTTGCCACATTAGCAATGTTTTTGATAGAATCTCTTCTTCATTATTAATATATAGTTTTGTGGATGGTTTATAAACTCCAGAAAATGTAATCGTTTCTTTGTTTTTTGATGCTTTTAAATTAACAACGCCTTTAAAGTTATCATAATAATCTTTTATATACGAATCGGTATTATTGACAACATCTTTTCCTTCCATTGAATTGATAAATTTGCATAATTGTTCTTTATTTATCTTCTTTTTATCCTCTAATCTTGAAAAAACAAGAGAACGAGGCCATACTTGATTATCATCCCATACAAACTCTTTTAATTCTTCTTCTAACACTTTGGTAATATCTTTGTTTAATGACTTTGAATCTATAATCAATTTTGGTACTTCACTATTTTCTAAATCTACTTGTTTTGTTTTTTTGTTTATGTCTTTATACATTTTATCATCATTTGTTATTGTTAGTGTATCTAATTGAATTGTTGGAATTTTATCCTTTACTAACTTTATCTTATCCAAATAACGAATGTGAATATCTACATTAGATGTATCAAAATGTGAAAATATTTGATTTCCCATCGTTTTGTAAATATTAGAGAATATTACAGGTGATGGTGGTAAAGTCTTTAATATATGATTTGTATCTTTAACAATATATTCCTTTATGTGAACAATATCTTCAGTATTATTGATTGAATTCGCATATGGGTATGAATATGCTGAGTTTAAAACAACATTCTCTTTCGATTTTGAATAAATACCCCTTGTTCTATGCTTTATCACTAAAGTATTTTCGGATTCATTGTTATCGTTTCTAACAAGTGGTTTGAGTTGATTTTCTATAAATGTATAATAATCCGTACTTGTATCATCTTTCTCGATTTCTGGTTCATCTTCATCATCACTACTATTGCTATCTTCTTTAGTGGGTTTATTTAATACTGGTATTAATCCTCCAGTTCTAAACAACTCGAGTCTAGAAACCCAATCTTTCTCCAGATCATACTTATTATGTAATGAATTATAAATATGGTTATTCAAAATCATTAAGTCCTTATTTGATAAAGTATCATTGAACATTTCACGTATTGAACTCGTTATTTTTTCACGCTTTTGATTTTCGGTTAATTGTCTATCTGATTCTGGAATTTTTCCTTTAATATAGAATGTTTGTGTTGTATCTACTTGTAAATCGCTATCAGTATCACTATCACTATCGCTATCAGTATCACTATCTTCTAATAATTCACAGAAATCGATAATATAATTGTTATTTTTCTTTGAAATACCATTGGAGACATCAATAGTTACTTCTTCATTAAATATTGGGGTTTTATTTGGAAATAATCTTTGATTCTTTCTTGCAGTATAATTGTAACAAGTTATAAAACCAGATTCTTTATCTACAGAGACTATTTCAAATATAGTACCTGGTTCAAATTCCTTATTTTCTTTTGTAGTTATAACGTGATATAATCTATTTGATTCTAAATTTTTATTGTATATGTTTGTGTATTTTGTTGTAAAGAAATCTCCATCTAAATTCTCTTCAATCACCGTTATTTTAAACTCATTCTCTTCATTTGTATCTGATTCTAAAAATTTACCATATACTAATTCACTTGTATTTGTTATCTCTTTTCTAAATTCAAAACCGAACCAATCTTCTGATTCTATAGTATGATTTGAAGAGTTTGTACTGTCGAATATTTTAGTTGTTATTTCACCATAGTTTTTATCTGAATCTAAATAAGTTATTATTCCTACAGTTGTATTATTAATCAAACTTAGTTTAACACGATCCCCAAGTCTCATTAATAAATGTCCTATTTTTTATCTTAAACAAAACGTAGAATATATTTATTATGGAACTAGGATATAGTTTTACATTAAGTTTTGAAGATATAGGTAGTACATATCCATTTGGTATAGGATTTTTAAATAGATCTCAAAATGAAATGGTTCGGTCTGTTGAAACTCAATTTCGTAATTTAACAACAAATAATATAAACTTAAACACTCCAGAAGGAGAAGAAAGACTATCTACCTTATCAACAGAAACTTTCAAAGAAAGACTACGAGAATTACTTGAAGAATTTTTATCATATGTTCAATTTCGAGTAAATATATACACCCAACAACAAACTCCAAAACATGAGTATCTTTCTCTAAAAGAATATACAGACTCTATTACACGCTATAAGGGTTCTAAAAAATTAGCAGAATTACTTGACTGTTCAAATGATAGAGTTTGTCCAATATGTCTTGAAGATTTACAATATAAAAGAGTTTGGCACAGTCCAAAATGTGGTCATCTATTTCATCCAAAGTGTTTACAAACCTATTTAAGAAAAAAGTGTATCAAGCCAATTTGTCCAGTTTGTCGTGTAAATGTTAAAACAAACCATTAAAATAAATGAATCCTTCTGAGTTTCTTAGAAACTTAATAATACATACAAGTGGGGGCATTTTTAACAAATTTAACAATAGTCCATCGAAAAATATTAGAATCAATACTTGTCAGGAAAAATCCACATATTTACCCCAAAATTTACTCAAAACTATAAATGTTGACAAATATCCAAAATATACAGGAACGGTTGGTATTATATTCCTTGGAATATACCAAAATCAAACAGTTTCAATCAAGATTATTTCAAATATAACTAAGAAAAATGTATCGAATGATTTGAACGTAATTCGTTATTTTGGCAGTATTATTTCAAACTTTTTGCCACATATTAATGGAATGACTAATGAAATTTGTAATAAATTATCACATGAAATTAGCATTGAAAGAGAGAAAAAAATGTGTAATCTAATACAACAAAAACTATCTAATAATTGTCCAAAAGGTGTTGAATTTATACAACCAATCCCAGAGTTTACTCACATTAAAAATGTTTTTGTATACAATCATGTACATGGAATTTCATTAAGAAATATTATAAAAACCACAAAGAAGACTATTATTGATAGTATTGGATTTAGAATTGCACTTTGTTTCTTTAATGCTATTTATCAACACAAAATCCTTTTTGGAGACATGAATATTGATAATTTTATATATAACGTTGAAAAAGATATCATCACATTTATTGATTATGGATGTGTTTTTGAGTTAGATAATAACCAAAGACAACAAATCATCTCATTACATAAAGCCCAAAAGTCTAAACATACTCTTCGTTCATATCTAAAACATTGGAATGCTCCAAATACATTAGCAGACATTATATACGAAAAATCTCGCATATTCTATGATAAAAATCATACTACAAAGAAAACACAGTTCGCAGATATATTACAATACACTCATTTTGCCAACACTAAACTTCCCCCACAATTAATTCTAACTATTAGAGCAACATGTCAGTTAATTGACTTACAAAACTATTTAGGAAGCTCATGTGTTATTTATGAGCATTTAAATCTATTATGATTAGTTGATAGATATGGTTACCTTTTTAAATAATGGAAATACTTGTTACTTCAATGTTCTTATGCAAATTATTTTACACAGCAAAGTTGACAACAAAATTGAGAAAACTAAATTGGGTGAAGGTTGGTATTCTATTATAAATAAATTGAAAGGATTAAGTCCGAACACAATATATAACCCGAAATTATTATATAGACTATTAAACTGGCATAAACATTTTCGCTATGGCAAAAAGCATGATGCACACGAGGCATTTCTTTACTTAATTGATTTAATTGATGATTCTAATTTCAAAGGTCATATTGTTGAATGTATGATTACTCGTAATTCTCCATTCGAACATTGTTTCAGAAGCAATGAATTCACCTCACTTGAAATATGGGTAAATCACAATACATTAGATAAGTGTATTGATGATTTCTTCAAAATTGATGTTATAAATGACTGGAAAGATTCTAAGAAAAATAAAAGAACTCTTCTTAAAACATCATGTATTAATACCAATCCCGTCAATTTACTCATTTTACTTCGACAAACATATGAAGATAAAAAAATAGTCCAATATCCATTAAAACTTGACATATCAAAATGGTGTAGTTGTTCTGAAAATACAACATATTATCTAAAATCAGTTGTCATACACGATAATGAACATTATTATATTTTCTGTAAAGAATCTAATTCATGGTATTTATATAACGATGAAGCAAGAATTCCTATAAATTCTAACGAATGGATGTATCAAGAACCAGCCTATATGCTAATATATGACTATTACGAGTAAAGTTTCTTTAACTTTTTACGAGTATATTTACCAGTTACTCTTTTCTTCTCGTATAATTTACCATCCTTTCCTTTAAAAACTGAAATTATTGTAGGTAGTTTATTTATATTGTTTGATTCCACAATCTCTTGTTTCCAGTCTATAAATACGGGGACTTGATTTTCAAGTTTCTTTACTGCATTTCGAATAATCGTTTTATGACCTATTGTTTTTGTCATCCATTTTGGAACTGGTGCAATTACACAAATTGACTTAGTATTTATACCCTCTTTTAGAAAACTTTCACCCCATTCTAATCCATAACTATGACTGTTTTTATCACATATTATTATGTGCGTATAGTCACCCCAATTTACTAGAGTATTGAATTGACTTTTTAGACTACAAGTACTAAATTTACGTATTGAAGGTGTATTGAAGAGTGCACTTAATAAACAGACTGATCTCATCTTTAATCTAACAACAAAACTATAGTTAAGTATTTTAATTCGCAACCTTACACGGATATTGTTAAATAAGTTTAAATAAACTTATGAATTTTTTCCAATTTTTATTATTGTAATTCCCAGTTATTCTCCCAATTTCAGTTATTTTCCCTTTGTTGTTGTATATCACCAACAATGATGGATATTCATATATATTATTCCTATCGGAAAAATCTTCACCCCAATCAATAAAAATAGATATATGTTTTTCGAGTATAAAAATACTTTTCTGAATAAAATATTTTGAACCAGGTGTTCTTGTTATCCATTTTGGTATGGTTGCTATCGCACATATATTTTCAATTTCTTTATTCCTATACTTAAATATCTTATCTGCCCATAGTTTACCAGTATCCCCATCTCCCTTTCTATTTCCAATAATTACGTATTTACATTCTTTCCAATTGATTTCTTGATTATGTTGATTTTTAAGTGTTGGTGTATATAACTCTTTTTGTGTACATGCTCTAAAACACGTCACTAATAATATTATTGGAACAGACAGTTTTATGTACATATCTATATTATTTCTTTGACATTTTTAAGTATTGTATTATAAATAATGGGACGATCACAATACAATGTTATGGTAGCAGGAGGAACACATACAGACGGTAATTGGATGAATGACAATGATATTATTTCTAAAATTAAAAAACATGAAAAAAAAAATTCACTTGATTCTAATTCTTTATTTACTGTTCATCATATTCAATCCAATGGAAAATTAGACATTCATGAAAATATATCTCTAACTACACCTTTACAAGAATATTTAGATTCATCTAATCTTCTTTATCTGTATCAACCAAGGCACTTATATTCTTCTCTTAAACCTGAACAAAATCTAGAGGAACAGGGTATAAACGAATGTTGCCCAAATGAATCCATTATTATTGGAGAAACACCAATAATATCCAAAACAGGTGGAACAAAGAATTTGACGCACCCCGAGGTCGCGGAGGCCCCCCCGCATGCCTTCGCCGTCGGCGATAGAGTCGAGGCACGCCGCCCGATCATCGACCCGGACGCGGACGGGATCATCGCCGCGACGGACTTGTACGGGTGGTATCCAGCCATCGTCAACAAGGTCTTGGAAGATGGCTACGAGGTAGAGTGGACAGATATCATACCCGCGGCCTTCACCCCCATGGCCGCCGCCGACGTGCGCGCGCCTCGGCCGCCGCCATCGAAGAATTTGACAAATACATACAAAAAATTATATGAAAGAATAGATCCAGAATATGGTGTAAGTGAAAGTTTGACAAATTTATTCAATGAAAACGCTGATGAAGAAAAAAGGGCTGATGAAGAAAGAGATAGCATGGTAAAGGCTGATTTAGAGACAAAGCATACTGATTTAGAGACAAAGCTTGCGTCACTTGACGAATACTTTGAAAATAAAAAGAGTGCTGCAGAAAAATACCGACGTATACGTCCTCCCACCTCAGATGATCGTATAGAGGCAAGAAAAGAACTCGAAAGATTTTATAAGGATTTCAAAAACATGAATATTGATACTCAAGAAGCATCTGATGTTCAAAAATATCCAGTTTACATAAATGACGACTACAGGCAAGGTGAACGTATACGTTTAACCTTACCTACTGGAGAAGAAGTTATAGTTAAGGTACCACCAAAAGAAAAATGGAAAGAGTTAGCAGTCCCAAATAAGGGGTGGAATTATAAGTTTATTTATTCTCATATTCCTGCTATAGAATCAGAAGACAAACCAACATTTATTGATGTATGGAATTGGCGCAAAAACGAAAGGCCAAAAATTGAGAAAAGGAGGGACAACATGAGTGAGCTTAATATTGGACTTTCTTCAGAAGACTATCCAGAAAGGTACGGTCATTATGATGGACATGATGAAGGAGCTTGGAGAGATGCTAAACTTGCAAAAGAAAAAGCAAAAGAGAAAGTAAAAGAAGAAATCAAAAAGAAAGATGAAGAATATTTTAAAAATGTTACTAAGCTCGATGACTGGAAACCGCGTTTTCCTGTTGGTTCTAGAATACAATTTAGGTATTTAACCAAATGGTATGATGGAACTGTTAAAAAGATTGGAGCACCTATTCCTGAGATTGCGGATATGCAGGCGAATTATGTAATTGATATTCGAACAGACCAGTTGGAAGAATATGGTATGCCGATGTGGAGCGAATTGCCCGGGAGACTAGAGTCGGATTTGCGTTGGCCCTTAAACAAGTCGGATGATGATTCCGATGAGAATGATGATTCTGATGATTCTGATGATTCTGATGATTCTGATGATGATGATGATTCTGATAATAATGATGATTCTGATAATAATGATGATGATGGTAATGAAGTGAAGGCGGCCGCGGAGCAGATCTACAACCTAACAAGGCAGGCGCGTGGCGTCACGATCCGCGACGTAGATGAGCCTAAAGTTAGAAGAAGTAAGCGCATTGAATATATTAAGTCAGGACTTAAACAAAAGGAGGATGAAGAAAGGCGTAAATATAAAGAAGATGTAAAAAAATTATTTAGAGAAGTTGGAGACTCTTATATGAAGTCTTTGATGGATGAGAATTCAGATGAAGAAGAGGAAGGGGTACCAGAAATGAAGGAAAGTGAGCCTGAACTTAGAAGAAGTGATCGCCTTAAAGGTCTAAAGCCTTATATTCCCAGCTATATCAAATCAGAAAGTGATGATAATGTAGAATCGGACTCTACAGTTGAAGAACCAATATCTGATTCTGAAGATGAGGTTAAAGAATCAAAATCAAAAGCAGTTAGAGACGAACGGCGTAAAATTCAAGAACGTGTTGAAAGACGCTTGGCACTCTCAAACATCGCGGCTTCATTGCGTCCCCTTGTAGCGAGTTCTTTAAAAAAGGATGAACAATCTACTCCAGTACCCAGAAGAAGTAGACGTATTGCAGCACAAGAAGAAAAAAAATCTGAGGCAAAAGAAGATGATTTGGGTGAGATGTTTCAACCCAGAAGAAGTAGTCGTATTGCAGAACAAAGCTCTACAAGAGATGAACAGAAAGAGTCTCTCGAAACTATAAGAAAAATTTACAATTCATCGAATGTAAGACCTCGTCTAAGAAGAAGTAGACGTAATACAAGAAGAACTACTGGAGGAGCTGATGATGAAAGTCCTACACCAAGTGAAAATGAATTAACACAAGCAGCTACAACTCTATCATCTATTGGAGATGTAGACATTATAAGATATTGGAGTGAACAAGCAGAGCTTGCCAAAAGACGAGGAGAATTAGGTCCATATGTTAATGCACAAGATGAAGTAGAAAGAGCAGTAGATAGAGCAAGGCCGCGACGACCAAGTGTACACGATTACGAAGATATGTTTGAGCATATGCGTAATCTTTCGTTAAATGTTACAGAGGGAAATAGAAATGATGATGTAAGTGTACAAGATTCTCAAAATTCAAATATGGAAGAATCAAAGGATGAATCAAAGGATGAATCAAAGAATTCATATATGGATGAATCAAAAGATTCATTTGGGGATATTGATGTTTCAAGACCAAATCACCCTCATCCATTTGTAAGTTTTAATACACCTCCACTTGATAATGAAGCTACTCCAACAAGTGGGGAAATTGAAGCAAATCGTAGAAGAGAACATAGATATAGACTTAATAGGACTGCCCCACTGATAAGCGACGGACCAACGGAAGAGGAGAAAGATTTATGGAATAATCTACAGAGACCAGCGATGGTTAGCCGTACAGAAACACGACTGGGTTCAATTGACATTGATGATTTCATGGAAAATGAAAGAGTTCCGCCTGGAGCGTGGTATCTCCAATCACCCAGACGCGAAAATGAAAGAAAAAGTAAAATTGAAAGAGTTCCGCCTGGAGCGTGGTATCTCAACTTGCCCAGAGGGGAAGAATGATAAATGGTTGTACACCAACAAAGTAAAATTTTGAATATATTTTATCAGACAAATAAAGATTATTGAATTATGGAATGTAGAATTTGTTTTGACAGTGGAACAGAACCACTCATTTCTCCTTGTAAATGTACTGGGAGTATGAAATGGGTACATAAGTCATGTTTACAACAATGGATAAATCACAAAAAAGATTATAAGTGTCCTGTTTGTAAAGAAAAATTTAATATTGACAGAAGCAACGTTCAAGGGATTGTATCGTATATACTCGACAGCGATACAATTACAACAATAATAACTGTTCTTATTTGCTTATTTATTTTGAATTATTCCGTTTATTATAGAATACGACCAAACACAATCGCATTAACCTTTTTTATGGTAATATTTGGAATGCATTATATTCAGAAATATATTGGATATGAAGAAATCAATTTTGATTCATTATTTGAGGCAATGTTACTACATCATACAAATAACTTGAGTTTGGGTATGAACCAATATGGACATTTTTCAACAATATGTGCAGGAATGTGGATAATCATTGATAAAACGAAACATTCAATACTAACACCATATGCATAATGGTTCCATCATTCTATTAAAAATATCTTAATCGTTAATATGCCAATTAATAAAATTAAAATATATGCACTTTTAGCCGCACACAGTTATCCTAAGCGTAGGATATTAGATGAAGACAGTCAATTAAGAAATAAGATATTACATAAAAAAACAAGAAAAGTAAGTCTTGGATTAAAAGAATTGAGAGGATATGAAATAATAAGTGATATGACAACAACCAGATATGTAACTTATTCTAATCACAAGAAAAAAGAGGTAATTATGTCAATTAGAGGAACGGATTTATTTCAAATTGAGGAAAATGATTTATTAACAGATGCCTTTTTGCTACTGGGTATGGAAAAATGTAGAAATTGTTATAAATTAGCACAGAGAAATCTTACTGAAATATATCAAAAATATCCAACATATAAAGTCATACTGGTTGGTTCTTCATTAGGTGGACGCATTTCTATTGATTTACTTGATTCGGATTTGGGTAAACAATTACACGAAGTTCATGTGTTCAATACTGCGACGGGGCCCAAACAATTGTTCAATTCGGCTCCATGTTTTATGAAAAAAATACCAAATACACATAAGACTATGTGTAAAAATCGAGATAAGCTACATATTCATCAGATTAACAACGACACAATTTCAATCATGAGTATGGGAGAAAAGGCAAAAACAAGAAGAGTACATCCACGAAAGAAAGAAAGTTCAAGTTTGTTTAAAGGTAAGAACAAGGTTATAAAAACGAACCATTCGATAATGAATTTTATTTAGCTAATTTATTTAATGTCTACAAAATCCGAATATTGTGTTCATATATTTGATTCAATACAAAATGAATGTGGGAAAAGGGGTGAATACAGTAAAGAGTGTATTATACTTAATGATATATTTGATAAAAAATGTACGAAATATAACAGCGATTGTATTAATATGAGAGAAGTTTTATTACAATGTTGTTATAATACAAATACGAATAAGTCGTATATAAATAAAGATTGTATTCTATTGTCGAAAATATATTATAATGAATGTTAGACTTTTTCGCCTGGCCCATCGCGTTCACCTTCTCCTTTTATTCCGAATCACCGCCGAATCACCGGTTTCACATAGCGGGGCTTTGTTCTAGTGACTGGGGAGCTTGACGACGCCTCGGTGTTTGAGCTGCTTTTACTGGCAACTTTTTGTTTCCTTTGCTTTTTAACTGTTGCAGTTCTACGATTCTCTTGTAATGGAAAATCCTTCATTACATATGAGGCTTCCTTAAAAAAAGCACAATGATTTTTCATTAATGTTCCTAAGTTCCAATAGTTCATCATAAAGGCTTGACAGCCATGCGTCCATGCATCTTCGGGGTTTGTATTTGTATCATAAATCTCGGGTCTAATAATTGTAAATTTATTTTGATTTGAGAATGCAAAACTTCTGGGATTAACGGGTGTTCTAGCTTGTTCCGCAGTTAATATTCTGGCATTATGTGATGTATGTAAATTAACAAGTTCATCTAAAAGAGTATGGCTAGTATCACCGGTTACTACAAGAATAACTTTATTAAAAAATTTACAGATAGGTTCTCTTGCAATTGATTTTTTTGCTTTATAAGAATATCTTACATCCAATAGATGCTGCCCACCAATAGACTTTGTAAATGATTCTGCTATTTTATCTGCAACTTCAACATTGTTAGTTCTTAAATTTAAATGTACAAATAGAGGATCTCCATGACTATCGGGGAATCCATAATTATCTATTGTTTCCCATATCTCATCCAGTAGAATATAGTTGTGAGATTCTTCATTATTCAAATCAGAACGAACAACTGGAATAACTTCATCGTCGGAAATATGCGCAAATATATCAAAATCTACAAAACGAGCACCAGCATTAAGAACTGTTTTTAACATCTCAGAACTTACATAATTACCCGAACCAGATGACAATGGAGCCACACAACTTTGATGACTCGAAGCAACATAAAAATCTACTAATTTTGCTCCCTTATTTTCATCACACGATGCTGTACCTGACGTAAGACATCCTTCAATTGCTACACATTTTGTATTTCTATTTTTGTAATAGTCTCCAGTATGATATGTTAAACATCTTGAAATAGGTTTCACTCCTTCCATAAGCTGACTATATTGACTATATAATGACTGAATAGCACTACCCTCATTCAAATTAGTTGAAATTTCTTTATTAATTTCAAAACATCTAAAATAGTAGTGAACTCCCAACCCTATAACAATCGCACATAGTAAAATACAAATTAAAATAGGCATTGGTTGATCAAAATCAAAAATGGTAAAAAAACTTCCATAAAAGAAGAGTATTGTAACAGCAGTCATAAATATTGCTCCACCATTAACAATGCCATTTGGCTGATTTAAACATGCCATTGTAGATGCCGAATATGTTGTTGATTTGAAAAGTGCAATTACATACATACAAGCTGCGATTGTAACCAGTGCCACTCTTATTCCTCTTGCTCTTTTACTACTCTTTGAAATTATTTGAACATTACTGTCAAAGTCCATACAAGAACACTATATTTAAAAATGATGACATATATTTTCAAAAAAAATGATAAGAGTTCTATCTTCAAAGAGATAGAAGACTTACTAAGTAAATACCCATATACTGTCATAAAATTATAATGACTGTTAAGTTGCGACTAACTAAGACAGAGATTAATCAGCTTAAAAAGGGCGAAGCAGTTGAGATTTTAAAAGATTTAGGATTATCTAGTGATGGAAACAGAACAGAGTTACAAAGCCGTATTAGAACACATTACTATGATTCTAAGAAGTCAAAATTAGACAGTACTACAAAACCAGAAAAAAAACCTATTGAAACAAAAACTAAAGTCCCTTCTAAATCAGCGATTCGACTTATGAAGAAGGGGGATATTATCAAAAAGTTACAAGAATTCTGTTTACCTACAGATGGTAATAAGGATATTCTCGTTAATCGACTTGAAGATTATTATCGACCAAATAAGAATCTTCAAGAAAAAAAGACAAGTAACAAGCCTAAAAATAAGAAGACTACTGAAGATGTATCTCTTATTAACTCATTGAATAGTTCCATACCTACAAAGGAAAGTATTCGAAAAATGAGTCATGAACAACTTCAGAAAAATTTGCTTAAATTAGGATTAAGTACAGAAGGTGCATGTATTGAATTGTCTATGCGATTATCAGAACATTATCATCCTACCAGTTCTTCAAATATATCTGATGTATTACATTTATCCCCCTGTAGTAAACCTACCAATTCCACTGATAATTCCGACTCAAATTCTGGTACAACAGATATTCTGGTCATTGAATACGATGGTCGCATGATTGGTGTAACTGCTAAAGATTTGAGAATATTAGAGAAAAATGAAGAAGAAGAAGATACTTGGAAAAAAACAAACCTCTTTTGGAATTTAGAAACAGGTGCTCCGTATGGATTTTAGGGTTATTCATTTTGGATTATTCGTTTTTTAAGCATAAGTTTTACATACATATAATATATTATGAGCCATCTTTCCCAATTTAACACCTCTCTTCATAATTTGGTCGCAGATCTAAAAAAGATGGGAATCTTGACATCTGATGTAGTAAAACTTGAAACTTTTATTGAAATTACACATGTTAATGCCAGGACGATTATTAGTCATTTTCAGCAAAATGTATTGAGAGATGTTTTTGTATCAAATATACTTTCCAATAATGTTGATTTTTTTTTAAACTACGACCCATCCGAAGAAATACAGAAAACTTTAACCAATTCGAAAGATGTTAACTATGCCCAAGCATTAATAGGGCGTGTTCAAGATCTTGTAATAATAATGCGAAATAACAACAAATATGATAACATTAACAAAACGTTTGATTGGATTAAAATTCTATGTTTTCATGCGTATTCCGATATAGGAATCGATGCCGTACAAAAATTTAAAGATTTACAAAAAAACAAGGCAAGTTCGAATATGTAGATTTTTTCTAATACTTTATACATATTATTATTTAAAATGAAGCTATATTGGTTGCTATTCACTCCAATTAAGTCATTACAATTACCCAGTAAATTTGTAGATTTATATAGATGGAAACTTTTCCACAGAAAAGTTTCCAAAGTTGTACTTAATCATCCGGTTGTTACAGAAAACACTTATACTAAAAAATTCGCAAAAGGAAATATGTCATCGAAAGAACAAGCCATCTTTGTACAACAATTTAGCGTTTTTAGTCAACTCTTTTTAGTTGCACAATTATTGAAAATTATTAATTCACCAACACAAACTGAAATGCGAGATGGTAAGGAAATATTATGTAATGAATTAGGTGTTGCATTTAATTCAAATGGCTCTATACAAGATGGAATTTATAGTCACAAATCTGCTCACTTTGAATGGTTGCTTGATGTCGGAAAAGGTTTACAACTTAATTATGATGACCTTGGAAAGAGATATCTTGGTAGTAAATCCACATTATATTTATGCGATGAATTATCAAGATTATATGGTAGTTCATACGATACTACTGCTATTGCCGCATCATATGCTATTGAAAATTGGGCACAAGCTGGTTTTTGGGATGAATTAGTTGAAGGATTTCGTAAAATTAACAAGAAAAGAAAAGATAATAATCAAATTCCATTACCATTAGGTTTTTGGACATTTCATTCAAAATTAGAAAAAGAACATGCAAGACATACAGAACAAGAACTTAAATCTGTATATTTATCCAATCGTATAAAAGATGAAGAATTATTCCTATATAATTGCGAAGAAATGTTAGATGCAATTCAAATATTTTGGTCAGGACTTGAAAAAACTTCTACATTATATTAATAATGGAAAATATACAAGTATGTATACTCGTTAGTGCCATACTAATTTTTATTGTTATATATGTATGTATTTTTAGTAGAGTATTTCATGAATCTTTCTCCAATTGTAAAGCGGAAAATCACGACGACGAATTTGCGCTTGCATCCGAAGAAAATTGTTCACATTTCAACGGCGAAAGAGAGGATTGCAAGAACGCAACACGATACCAATTGGAACTTGTAGAACCTCCCGACGGGGACGCGCCGGCCGTGTCGATTCTGAAAAAGCGTAATTGTAATTGGGACTCCGACTCGGATAAATGTACTACTTCCTCATCAGAGTGCACAGTAAAGACTCCTGATGAGGATGAAGATGATGGTGTGTCTACCGCAGAGATGAGTGAGTTCGAGAATCTTGTAGATATAATTCAGGAGGATATCCCCGCATTCCGCGAATACAAGAAGGACAAATTTCAGTCGCATTGCCAGAAATGGATGACATATGACATGGGGAAGAAAAAACTCGAAGACTATTATTATAGTAAGTTAGACAAAGAAGATAGGGATGAGTTCAATCACGCATGTAAAGATTGGTGGGAAGACAATGGATAACGAACTATAAAATACTATATAGATTTATAGAAGTGCCATCCAACTTTTTCACAGATTTTTTTCCAAATCATGTCTTGGCTTGCAAGCTTTTCTCTACTTTTTAATAAGGGAAACAATGGTTTTAATTCATCCATTCCAAGTAATTCAACAAATTTATGTAAAACATATGAATAACTAAGGAAGTTTTTACGTTTTTTGGGACAAAATTCGAGAAATGGTCCTTGAATTTTTTGAAACATAATTCTCAATACTTCTTCTGTTTGTCTTGACATATATGGTGGTGGCTGACCATTGAGTTGATTAATTATATGGGGGATATGTTCATAATACTTGTTTAGTTTGAGTTTTTTTAATATTGAACGAACTTTTTGGGTAGATAATTCATTTAGATTGTGTATTCTCTCCTTCTTAATTTCATTAACAACTTGAACCAAAACTGTTCTTGGAATTTGGGTTGTTTCTTTTCCTTGGAATTGGGCAATCCATTCATTAAAATGGTTAGAGCGTCTATAAGAATAATAACACGATTCTTTTGGTGGGTCTTTGTATGATGCTCTATCAGTATCATTTATAATATTGTGTAAAACACCACAAGTTTTACATTCTACAACGCCTTCGGCATGAATATGCGATAGTTCTGTTTTACAATTAGCACATACATTGGGTTTTGGTTTGAGTTTAGAAGTGGATTTTTTCGTATCTGTTTCATCCTCAACATCAATTTTTTTCAGATACATATGTCTGAGATCTTCTCTAGAAGCTGGAATATCAAAGAAATCAAAAGTATCTGATGTATCGGATACTTCATCTCCAGTTGTTTCTTCATCTGTTGCCGTTCCAAGATATGATAAAATGCCACCATCTGTTGGAGAAGCGTCTGTCCGTGTTGTTTCTACATTTTCGATTCCTTCATAATATTTAAATAATATGTCTCCCGCTTCTAAGTAATAATCTTTCATAAATCCGTTTGATTTTAGCATGTCTATATTTTTCTCTGTTTCGCGAATGCGTTCACTAATATTCATAATCTGTGCTGAGTTTTGACTTGATGTATCTTTTAATAACTCATTTCTTTTAGTGGTTAACTCTTTCAATTCACCTTCGTAAGCTGTAATGTCTTTATCTTTTATTTCTCCAACCTTATCTTGATGAATATTGTCAAGAGTCACCATATAATATTATAGATATTCTCATTTATATTAAATGAACGAATTTGAACTTGAACTTGAACTTTAACTTTAACTTTAACTTTAACTTTAACTTCAACTTCAACTTCAACTTCAACTTCAACTTCATTTTCTATTTCTTATACTCTTTTCTTCTTTTTCTCTATATTCTTTATAAAAAAGAGAAGAAATAGAAGAAATAGAAGAAACAAAAAAACTCTGATAAAAATACAAAAATATCAGAAAGAAAATAATGAATGAACGAGTTGAGTTCAAATGAACGAGTTGAGTTCATAAAAATTTAGGGTTAAAAGGTTAGAGTTTAGAGGAGAAATTGAAGAAAAATAGCAAAAAATCAAAAAACTAGAGTTCATAAAATTGAGAGAGGGGGGGGTTTTTTTTTCTGAAGTTTCTAGAAAAAAAATAAAAAAAGAAGAAGAAGAATAATCTCTAAGAAATAGGGTTCTTAGAGAAGACAATTCTAGCACAAAAAACATGAAAAAAATGTACATTTTAGCAAAATCCCGTTTTCTGATAAAACAAGCATTTTATGAGAAAACATCAAATTTCACAATTGGATAAAATAAAAAATAAACTTGAAAAAAAAAACGTTCCCCCCCCTCAAATTTATGAACTATTGTTTTGTCATTTTTTGCTAAAAATTTGCGATTTTAACTCTAATCATCTCTGTTTTGTGAGTAAATTTTTATGAACGCAAATCGTTCATTTGAACTCAACTCGTTCATAAATAATGTTTGTTCTCATATATGTGTGGTTATATGAGGTGAAGTTATGAATATAAAATAATGATATGTTTTTAATAGAAAAAATATAAATCTAACAAAATATAGATGTATATAGAATAAGGGATGCCAGAATATAAATGTGAGCTTTGTGATTTTTACTGTCAACGTCCTGGGCAATTAAAGAGGCATATTGAATCAGATAGACATAAAGCAAATATATTGCCTATAATAGAAAATGAGTTAAGAGAGATGAAAATTCAACAAGAAGAGCTTCTAAACAGAGTAAAATTACTGGAGGATAGGCTACAGCCAAATAAAAGTCAACAAAATAATAATTGTACTGTAAATAATGTAAGTAATATTAACAATACGCAGAACAATATTAATATCAATTATTTTTCTACAACGGCATTTGGACAAGAGAACTGGACCTATATTTCTGAGAGTGAAATGTTTAAGATAATGGGTGGTGTAAATTCTTGTATTCCGGCGATTGTAGAGAGATTACATTTTGATGTAGAGCATCCAGAAAATCACAATATTAAGATTCAGAATAAAAATAGACCAGAAATAAAGGTGTTTGATGGTAAAATGTGGCGGACACAGGATAGGAATAATACCGTCGATGAAATGATAGAGAATATTCGAGGAAAATTGGATGATTATGAGGATAAATTTTTAACAACTTCATCAAAAGGTCTATCATTTAAATGGGAGAATTATTGGAAAGAGATGGAAGAAGCGAAACAAAAGAAGGAGTTAAGAAAGAAGGTTATTGGACGAATTAATGATTGTCAGGAACATATGATAAAAAACGATATGATTCTCAATAAGAAATAGAGTTTAATTAATTTTAGGGTATTTATATTTAGAGATACAATGTTTACAAGCCATAATATATAGTTGATGGTATGAGTATCCGATAAAGTTGGTATTTCTTTTACAATCATCACACCAAGAGCGTTTACATGAAATACATAAATTAGAATGATTACTATCAAAAAACTTCTGACAATATTCACATTTGATTAGAAAAGATTGTATATATTGAATAACATCATCTGGTAATATTTGCATATTATGACTATAAGATATATAATTTATAAGTAAGAAAGAATAATTTTACTCGGTCCTCTAAAAGGAAGTTTCATTTTAATAGAGACTCTGATAGCCATTAATGCTCTTTCATCTTCTTCTTTGACCTCTTTTACAATATTAAGAATCCATTTGTGAATATCAGAAGCAATTTTGATTTGATTTCTAACTTCATTTGGATTAAGATGATATTCGGTATCACTTGAATAAGATACCGCATTCCTTGTACAAATATTACCAAATATTTCGGAATAAATGGGATTTGTTTGAAAAGAAGGTGATTGAAACTTATAAGTGAGTCTTTCAAAACACTTTGATAAGGATTGGTTTATGTCAGCACCTTTACGAACCAGTTTTTTGGCATATGAAATGTAGTACTTTTCTTCATCATTATCATCCCACAATAAGGCATAAGATGCTACATAATATAATGAGAACATTGCTCTATTAGGATAAGGTTGCTGTTAAGTATCATTTTTATTCTGAAAATAATAAGATTTCTGGTCGATTAGTCCAAGTATAGTGCAAAATATTCCAGTTGTTCCAAATAGAATAAATGAGCTTTTCTTAACTTTAGCGTTAGATAGTAGTTGTGGTTTAAGATCCCATAAAAAATGACGAATTCCACCAAAAGTATGAAAAATAAATGGAAAGAACAAAATTGGTTTGATTATTTGTATTGATTCATATTTTTCAAGGATTTTTGCTTGTTGTTTTGGAAAAAATGATGATATACCAATAATAATAAATCCCCCCGATATAACTACTCCAGTGATTCTATTTGTTATAGATGACAGTGCGGTTAATGGAAATTTATAGATAGAAACATGAGGGGATATATGGGGTTTCATTACATAAATGTAAAGGCTTTTGGTTAAATAGTATTATGTTAAGAAAAATACTAAGTCCGGATAAAGTAACCAGTTTGATAGGTCCTTATCATAAGTCTACAAAGTTATTATTGCCATTTATAGGTTTATCTTTAGTAAATCGTACCTTAAAAAGCGATGAGAATAATTTAACAAAGTGTATTGAAAGTATAGCAATGATGAATGTAGGATTACATTCTTATATGTCAATATCTTGTGTCATATCCGATTATATTAAGATAAGAAGCTTAGAAAGATGTGCGAGAGTTTTAAGTTTAAATTTGCATTGTATATCTTCATTTGGATTTTTCTATTTAATACATAACAATTACAGATTGGTATATAATAATGAGAAAGATATTGACTAGAAATGGAATATCTTTATTCAAAATATATCGTCGTTCAAATGAGAAAAATCATATTGAAAAGATTAAATTTAATAGACAAGAGTGTGGTCCTATGGTTTTAGATGCTTTAATTTATATTAAGGAAAGAATAGACCGAAGTTTAGCATTTCGTCGGTCTTGCCGTGAGGGTATTTGCGGAAGTTGTGCGATGAATATAAATGGAAAAAATAGATTGGCCTGCTTAACTCCGATTGAAGAAACAAATACTATATTTCCATTACCTCATATGCCAATATTAAGAGATTTAATACCCGATATGAATACGTTTTATAGACAATACAAAGAAATAAAGCCGTGGTTACATAATAACAAAGAAATAGGTGAAACTGAAAATTTACAAACTATAGAAGAGAGAAAAAAACTGGATGGAATGTATGAGTGTATATTGTGTGCGTGTTGTTCGACAAGTTGTCCATCATATTGGTGGAGTTCAAATGATGGATATCTTGGTCCAGCTGTTTTAATGCAAGCATATCGGTGGATAGAAGATTCTCGAGATAACAATACTAAAGAAAGAATAGAGCAAATGAATGATGCAATGAAATTGTTTCGATGTAAGACGATTATGAATTGTTCAGATACTTGTCCAAAGGGATTAAATCCGGGTCAATCAATTGGAAAATTAAAAAAGAAAGTGGAAGAATTGATTTGAGGGTCTGTTATTTCAAATATATATCCGTCTTCATCAAATTTCAAAATGGACAAAGCACCACTATGAATTTGATAGTTTGGTCTATAGTTTTTATAATGTGAAATAATGGAATCTAAAAATGGATATTTTGGTGGAACATACAACATAATTTTAGATACAATTTCTGGAGGTAGAAACATGTGTGTAATATAAAAAAGGGTATTTTTCTTCCTTTTTAGTTTTAAAATTTAGTTGGTTCTGAGAACTTTAACCTTTTTGGCAGTTAAACCCTTATTACCTTTGACGATTTCAAAACTAACATTCGCACCAACTTTTGGTTTACTATATACTTCTGAAATGTGGACCCAAATGGAATCTTCCTTTTTGGTTTTTTTTTCAGGCATAATGAATCCAAATCCACCACTGGATGATTCAAACCATTTATATAGTTTACCTCTAAAACGCGGAGTCTTTGTCTTTTTCGTGCGAATTTTTTTCACAACAATTTCAAATCCATCTGCCTTTAGGTCCGGTTCATCATCGAACCAATCTGTAAGATGGTTCTTTTGAATATATTGTTCCCAATCAACAAGATATTGATGAAAAGATTGTGAGCGATTGCAAATAGCCGCCATTATAAATGGCAAAATGTGTGTTTGTTTTGTTTAAAATCTCTTTGTTATATGTTTCTCTGAATCAATACAAATGAGTATCTAAGCAATAAGGTATGTCATTTTTTTGAAAAATAAAGGTATTATTAGATATGACACCAAATATCCGTTTAAATATACACAATAGCCAAGTATATATTTACAATGTCCCCAATAGTGATGACAATTCCAACAATGAAAATATAGTAAGAAACCCGCAAGTTCCAAGTAGAATAAATCAATCAAATGAAAATTCGGCTCAAACAACCGAGCCTGTATTGAATAGAGATAATCCATCTATACCAAGTCCTTTTAGATTAAGTCCAACTCATGTATTTTTAACGCCAACAAGTCTACAGAATGAGACTAATAGAAGATTAAATTTATCACAAACAATCAGTAATCTTGAAAGAACAACACGTAATTGGCTGGATATATTAAATCAAAACCCAGAGCCAGAAAATAATCAAAATAATCAAAATAATGAAAATACGGAAAATACTAATACAAATCTAAATGATTCTTCTGGTAATACGAATAATTCATTAAATGATTTAACAAGTTTGGTACAACAAGCATTTCATCACTTACCTGTAGAACAATTCCATATACAGATAACCGATAGAAATACTGAAACTTCTCAAGAAACTCCTGTAAGTCGTTTATTTTCGGGTTCATCTTTAATGCTAGTTCCGACCGAAGATGTTGGTTCAGAAGAAAGAAGATGTGCAATATGTCAAAATGTATATAATGAATCAGATATAGTACGTCGATTGAATTCTTGTGAGCATTTTTTTCATGCAGCATGCGTTGAAGAATGGTTTTCGAATCATAATAATTGCCCAATTTGTAGACAAGACTTGTAAGAATTAAAAACATTGTATCTAAATAATATGATAATTGCAGGAGGTATTGTAATAGCATTTTGCATTTTTTTAGTCTTTTCTTATTGGTACAAAGCTAAGGTTGCGGCGGCCCAAGAAAAACCTTGGCCTCCACATGTGTCTAAGTGCCCTGAGTATTGGGAAGTAAAACCGGATGATAATACTAAATGTGTTAATAGCAGTGGTGTAAATGGTGCTATAAATTCAGAAGTTCCAGTTTTTAACGGAGATAATTTAGATGAAGTTCAAACTAACAATGCTTATACTCATTGGGACGGTATTTCTAATGCTGTTTAATTCCATTGATGATCATGTTTTTTAAAAAAATGATTACATATTTTCTAGTTAATCTACTTTTCATATAAGTGGCAATAATGAAGGTCTATTTCCCGAAAGAGATTGATGTTTCCGATATTACTTACAAGGAGCTTACCGCTCTTGGAGAAAGTCAGGCGAAAGTTGCATACATGAACTTAAATGACCAAATGATTTATGTTCAGACGCCACTAATGTCCTGTCCTTATGGTCTGAGTAGCTTTGAAGGCGATGGTGGAAGAATGAAGTATTCTCTTGATTTGTCCTTTGGTGGAGATTCCGATAGCGTAAAGGTTCTAAAGGAGTGTCTTGAAAGTATTGATGAAAAGGTATTAGACGATAGTACCAAGAATTCTCTAGCTTGGTTCAAAAAGAAGAGCCAAAGTCGAGATGTTTCTTCCGCACTATTTACTCCCTCCATTAAAATTGCCACCGAAGATGGTGAACCAACTGATAAGTATCCTCCTACTTTTAAGGTAAAGATTCCGTTTTACGATGATAAGTTTAAGGTTCAGTGTTACAACGATTCCAAGGAATTGATTACTGAACCCTTTCCAACTCTGGTTGGAAAAGGTCAGCGTGTTCGGGCTATTGTAAAGTTGGCCGGAATTTGGTTTGCTGGTGGAAAGTTTGGTATGAAATGGGATTTGCATTCTTTGAAGCTTACGCCTAAGACGCGTATTGAGACGTATGCCTTCGAAGATTCGGATGATGATGAGGATGGTAGCAGTGAGAACAGTACTCCTGTTGCGACTGATGGAAAGGATTATGTATTATCTTCTGAAGATGAGCTATAATTGTTATAAAAAAAATACATAATATATCTTCCCTAAAAATCCCTTTTTTATATTTTTAGTTTTCTATCACGTATATATACTAAAACATCTATTCTTATCCTATTCTGCTATCCTTGCACAGTTTTCTATCATGTGGATCTACTGAACCATCTATTCTTATCCTTTTAAAAACAAACCAAATATACTTGTATTTTATATCATTTTCTGTAAGATATTTGGTTAAAACCGTTTCAGAATGAAGAGGTTCTTTTTTACTAATTTCAAATAATTCATCAAAAACTTTACCATATATTTTATAAGTTTCTTGATTTGTTATAGCAAATCTATCATTAAAATGGGGTTTTGATGGTTTATATGTGCCAAATTTAGGTATTGAAATATTTTTGTTAATAACATTATTAAAAAATGAGAGTTCTAGGGGATGTAAATACTCTACATCAGGCCTTAAAAACATAATATAGTCAAAGTTTATTTGATTTTTTTCTATCATGTTTGTTAGTTTCATTTTTGAATATTGACCTAGTAGAAAATTATCCACAGAATTATAGTTTGTTTTCCAAGGATCTTTATGTGTTCGATATTTCTCTGGATTGATACTTTCTAGTACTAAATCCTGTTTTTCAATTTCAAAGTAATCAGGATTTAGTAACTTATACTCCTCATTATCAATATTAGTATAATTCTCTTTTGTTCTGATATTCTTATAATTATTCAATTCGTATGTGTGTAAAAAAATTTTGTAATCATAACCAAGTTCTTCAAGTGGTCTTATTACATTTTTTAATATTGAATTTAGTGTAAACTTTAAGCTGCGCGTTATACCAAAAAACCCAACTGCAACCTTCATTGAATTATAATATAGCCTTAGATTATTTTAGTAACAGCCTTTTTTGGATTAGGATGTAATCCGGAATCATGTCTTTCTAGAATAGCGTTTTTATAGTTATAAATAAAGGAAGAGTTTCTGTTATTTAGAGTCCTTTTTAAACTTATTAAGTTTGAATAAGTACTACTTGAAATACCAATAAATCTATTCGCTTGACAACATAATTCAAAATTAATAGCCGCATTGATTTCATAATCTAAATTATTGTTATAATGGTAGCAGCTATCAATATTACTTAATAAGAATTCTTTGTTGATATTTTCATGATTTTCCCCTGTAGTGAAAAATATGGCATTTCTATTTGGAAATGTTGATTTATAACGTGATATAAGGGTTTTTAAATCAATTACATATATATTATCGGGCTCCGATTTTTTACATTTTGCATATTTAATCCAATCCGATTCGATTCTTATATGTAACGCGTCAATATTTTGAATATCTTCAAATTTATTAACAATCTCCTGATTTTGCTGATTGAGTCTAAGGGATTGAACCACATAAGAAATCATGCTATTTGTCCAATTATTTTGTTGTCTTAATTTCCTAAAAGTCTTAACAGAATCATGCCAAAGATATTCACGAGCTCTTTTATAATATTTATAATCTCTTTCGTTGTATTTTTCCAAGGGATTTTCTGTTACAATATTAACTTTTCCATTGGTAAATTCCTTCATTTTCTCATTAAAAAAATCAATATCATAAATTTTCGAAAATCTTACTTTCTGCCAATCCTTTCCCCAGCCAAATTTTGGTTCAAGTATTTTGATATTCTCTTTTTCTGCAATGATACATGCTTCTGAAAAACAAATTAGTTTATTACACAGTCCTCCTCTTAAATCAACACAAATTACATCTACCATAGTAAATACGTCTTATTATAATTATGATTCAAATCCTAATATTGATTTGAATCGTTTAACAGTTTTCATATCTCTTGGTTTATATGTCCCATTGAAAGTTGTTAAATGAATAATGTATCCACCACTCTCTATATATTCCTCAATATCTTTCGGATGACAGTTATTATTTAGATTTGTATCCGTTGATATCCATATATTTTCCTTCATGTCAAGCACATTTTCTTTGTAAACATAGCGAACCGCCGCTTGATCCCAACCATGCATTCCAGTAATAGAATTAGTAGTGCGGGTTTTTTTATAATTATCTTGATGTATTGGATCGTACAAAATATGATTCAATACATTCTTGTTGTTTTCAGTATTTTTCATTATTATCACACCTGAATTTAATAAGGGGTCTTTATTATATTTTTTATTTTGACCATGTTTGAGTCTCGAATAGCCTGCATCACGTGTAATAATGTAATCTTTATTATCAGATTTGTCTATCCAATCTTCAATTTTTATCGAATGATTACAAAAAAAGGCATCTGCGTCAATCCACATAACATAATCAAAATTATCAATATTTTCTAATAAATAGTAATGTTTACACCAAGATGAATGGCGCAATTCTAATTTATCGGGAACATTATTATAAACGACAAGTGTATAATTATTTTTTTTACAATATTCTCTATTAATCTTCTCTGTATGTAAACCAATCTTATAATCTTTCGTATAAAACATAATAACACAAATCTGAAGCATGAATATATATATGCAACATAAAACATTCTGTAAACAACTTTTAACAATTATCTTTATTCAATAAATGAATCAGTCTACTGATAACATATGACCAATCACCATATTCAGTTTGCTTAATCAAAACTGAATCTGGATACCAATTAGATGACCCCCATCGCCATTCGTATCCAATGGTTAACAACACAAATGTTTTTATATTCAAACTTGGGGAAATATGAACTAAAGATGTGTCGGTTGAAATAAGTGCATCTACATGTTTTATTATATTAACGGATTCTTCAAATGCATTATGCTTATCAATGCTATTACCATAAAATAATACGTTATGTTCAGACAAAATTTTTTGTTCATCTTCAGTTGTATTCTTTGATATTACAATCCATTGTATGTTTTCTAATTTAAAAAGAGGTAATACATCTTTAAGCTCCATCCTTCTATTTCTTTTTTCATGATTGTTAGCTGAACCTCCAAACCAATTCAATATATATTTTCTTTTATTACAAGACTTTAAATAATATAGAATCTCTTGACATTTATATGATACATTTTCATTTAGTATTGAATCAAGTAACAAAGGTTTAGGCAATGTATCGTAATCATAATTCAAATAATCAATAAGTTTAATCAAATTGGTATGATATTCAAATTTGGGTAATCGATTATGTTGTTCGTATGGAATAATTGTTAGATTGTCTATATTATCAAATATTTTTATAAAAATCCAATATAACTCATCGTGTGTAAAGAATACAATATAATTTCTCTTATATTTGTCACATAAAATCGGGATAAAACGTGATAACATAAATGCATCACCAAGTCCGCCACCATCATAAACTAATAAAGTTTCACCAATATCGTTCTTTTTAAAAAAGGACATGTTTTCTCGATTAACATTTGGACCTCTAATATCATTAAAGTATGCCAAATATGGTTTAGATTCTTTATATTTTAGAGACTTTAAACATATCATTACATATATTGTCTTACAAAATACAATTTGTTCTGAACTAAGTTTACAATTCTCAATTGTTTTCATAAATACATCTATCTTATGTATATGATTATTTGTGTAACCAAATATATTAGTTATATTTGAATATGAAAATAGCAAATCTACGTAAAAATCGTCAAACTTATCATAATCTTTGTATTTATTCATTATCTTGTTTATAATCTGATACGATTCTTCATAATTATTGATAGTATATAAATGTTTACCCTTTTCAAGCATAATTCTATCTTTATCTTGTATTAATATACAAGGTAAGGACGTTTGATTAGCGTATATTTTTTCTTCTTTTAACTCTGAAGAATATTTAGTATTAATTTTCTTTTTAATTGTATATCTTTCGTCATTAGTAATATGAATTCGCTCAGCCATTTCAATATATTTATCATCAAATTCTTTGTTTTTACTCTTAAGTCGAATATTATCCTCTAATATCCATAATTTGTTATTAATTTTAGACAGTTCTACAAATAAGTCATCTTTAGTTTCTGAAATTGGATTTTCATTAGTCAAACATGTTAGTTCTTTTAGAATGTTGTCTCTAATTTCATTTTTTTCAGACTTTTCAGACTTTTTAAGCTTAATGTTCAGTATAGTAATTTTATCAATTAACTCACCAACACTACAGGAAATTTTACAAATCATTCTATGATTAGATATTCAATATAATTCAATCATTTATATGTAGACGCAATCGTTATTTAACTCTTGTCTAGCTCATATTGTTTTATAACTTCTAAAGGGATTGATTTAACATTCTGTTTTTTTCTGAGTATAACCATTGAATTATCCAAAGTTTTTTCTATTATATCGTAATAATCCAGTACCTTTCCATATGTTTCTTGTCTTACAATAAAATCATCAAAAGCAATAAGACAACTATCTTGTATAAAGCTAAAGCATTTTAAACACGATGCAACTCTAAAACGTCCATCAACCAGTATAAAATCAATTTTTTGAATTTCTTCTTTTGTAAGATTACCTAATTGATTGCTATAATTAATACAAGCTTCATCTGTTACATTTCTACTTGGATGACCCCATTGAGAATAGCCTGCTCCTACTTCGACATACAACCATACCAAATTAGAACCATTTTTAACATCTCTTATATTTTTATCTAACTTTTCCATAAACTTTTTATCCGTTTCTACAGAATAAATTTTTTGAAGATTACTCTTTTGACATGCAACATATGTTGAACCACCAGAACCATATTCAAAATATACCTTTGCATTATCCAAGTAGTTATAAAACATTTCTCTATCTTTTTCAGGCATATGGGGTAGAGTTGCATGTGGTCCTTTTCCCATATTACAAAACTAGTTATTTTTAATATTATAAATTATATCCATTATTTTCTTATAAAACATTAGAAATATTACGAGAAAAACGATTACATTTATTATAATGAATATTGCGTCTCTATATGATATGTGCTTGAATACAATTAACAAGAGAAGTATAGAAATAAATAGAATTACAAATATATCAAGTGGACAGATTTTCGTCTTATTTATATCTGTTTTATTCGAAAAATTTTCTTGAAAGTTCAGTTTATAATCTGGGACACATAATTTTTCATTTCGTACATAATGATTTCCTTTCGTATTAGGCTGTAGCTGTATAATTTCTACATCTTTCATAGAACAACGTTCATTGACATGTACACCATTTCCAGCAATACCTTTAATAATTTCAATAGGCTCAAATGCGGACATATCTCCAATCATTGATGGAATGAGACCCTCATTGTTTTTTACTTTTCCAGGCATGTTATCAACAATGATATTTCTTGGTTGTCCAACACATTCTTTTGTACTTTTTGGACCGCAAATACCACTTGTAAAATACGACTTTTCACCAATTCTTAGGTCTTTTTTCTTATTATTTTTTGGACATTTTTCTTTACCGGTTATTAGAATACCAGTTGTTCGAGCAATATTGTCTTCTATAAAATACATAGCATCAAAAATGCCTAGTTTCTTAGGTGGTTTTAGAGTACTTGGTACTTTTTCCATATAATTATATTCTGGGTCATCTTCCATTACAATATTCATTAAAAAAAAGTCTAACACTATATAATAATATGTTTAGAACATTAGCCTTAGCACTTTTACTTGCAGGAATTGTATTTATAACAATCGGATATACAAAGATGTCATATACTTGCCCCGAAAAGATACAATATAGATATATTCCACGAAAAATTTACGAAGAGCAATTATACGACCAAAACATTATGGCTGATTTCCATACGATGTTTAATGATGAAGACCCCTATCTACGCTAATATATTATTCAAAATTAATACTTGGGAAAAATATAAGCATCGTATGTGAATCATACTGAGAATTGTTTGAAATATATTGTGAACTATTTGTAGTCAAAGATTCTTGATATTTACTTGATACATTCAATGATAGATAATCAATAATTTTTTTGCTATAGTTTCCTAAATCTTTATAATTTTTTCCAGAAATTTTGGCTTTTGATAATACGAATGGAGTTATAAATCTACCATTTTTTTGGTAAAGTATTTTGCATTGGCTTGGTTCAATATTTTTCCAAGATTTTACTTGTTTATTTGTTACAATCGTATTGTTAATTGAACGGAACCCTCCAGCACTTCCCATACTATGTAAATTTTCTGTCACAAAATCATGTTGGTAACTTGCAACTAATACTCCAGAAAACCATATGCGCATTCCACCAATATTTATATCATCCGTTGTTTGTGGATATAATTCAATCATCATGCTTGAATCGTCCAGATATTTCTTAAAAGCATTTTTACTAACCCTAACTTCAATCGCTTTATCAGTACCATGTTGAAGAGTATATTCATCGCCATTTTCATCTATTCGAACACTGTGCGCTGGAGCAGTTCCACTTCCCATATGTACAACTAAACCATCTGAATCACTCTCAATATATATACCCTCATCAGAATCACCTATTTCAAATAAAAGTCCTTCCATTGGTTCATTCATAGCCATTTCAGGTACTGGTTCAGGTGTTGGTACTGGTTCAGGTACTGGTTCAGGTACTGGTTCAGGTACTGGTTCAGGTACTGGTTCAGGTACTGGTTCCGGTGTTGGTGCTGGTTCGGGTGTTGGCACTGGTTCAGGTGTTGGTACTGGTGCTGGTACTGGTGCTGGTACTGGTGCTGGTACTGGTGCTGGTGCTGGTTCAGGTGTTGGCGTTGGTACTGGTGCTGGTTCAGGTGTTGGTACTGGTTGTAACTTGGGTTGAGGTTTAATTCTAAGAAGTGACATATTCTTGGATATTTCAAATTTTCTCATATGAAAGATACTATCATATGATGAGTCTTTGAATAGTTTTCTACGAGATTCTTTATCTAATGACTGAATAAGTTCAGATTTCTTTTTCAAAAGATTTTCTGACATTGTATAATTTGTGTAATATATTCTATTATATTTTATGATCGCGAATGGATAAAGTCTAAATACCATCTGCCGTTATCAAATTTTTTCAATCGTGAAATATCAAGATATATGCCAACATTATCAGTAAATTCTTGTAAATGCTTTTTGAAAAGCCCATAATCAATATTTACTTTAATACATGGGTTTTGAATTATATGAGTTAAATGAAGTATATTTTGAGATTCAATATCAAGGAATACGAAAATATACGGTGTATCTATTTCTGCACAGTTTGCGTCGTGTTGCATATCACTAGTTGGCATCCACCCAAGATACAAACATTTATCGCTACGTAATTTTGCATATTTAAGCGATTTATGTAAATTACGATTAGAAGATAACCAATGTTCTCTTTCTGATGTACCATAATCCAATTGTCTGATTCTTTCACTCGTATAATCAATCATTGGTCTCATTTTACTGAATAATTGCGGTTTAGTGTAACGTAAAAATTGTTCGCCGAAAGAATTACAGGTTGTTATGATAGTTGTAAAAAATAAAAAAAAATTCATGAGTGTTAATACTTTTAATGATAGATAAGAATATTTTATTAAAAACGTGGGTTTCGCATGCAATTGTATATAAATGGTTACATGATAGATCTGCTAAAGCTCTATTTAAAAAAAAGCTATATATCTCAATACCATTACTTGTTTTAAATACGGTAAGTGGTGTAGTTGTATATAAAGCTGATAGTTTTATGGAAAAAAAGGAAAAGATGTTGATTTTTGAGTTTACAGTTGGAACAATCAACATGTTTTGCGTATTATTAACTGGATTAAAGGATTATTTTGGTTTTGGAGAGAAAAGTGAATTACATATTCAATCGTTTCAAAATTGGACAAAATTCAAAAATGAGATATATGTTGAGATGTGTGTACCAAGTATGAAAACTTCTGAATTTGTAAATCAGATGAAGGTTCGTTACGTTGATTTGATAAGTTATGGTCCATCTATTCCCAATGAAATAATAGAGGTTTATAAAAAAAAATACAAAACTGAAATAGATAACAGCGAAGTGGCTTTACCTGATATTATTCGTGGAAGTGGATTAGATTTAGAAGACTATAAAGACTTTAATCTTACAAATTCTATTGATTTGGATGAAGCATCTAAGAATGTATGATTTATTTTTTAGTCCTTGGCTTGGTTTTTCTTGGTTTCTTTGAAAGTTTAACAACTGTATCATCAATGCTAATTGATTTTAGAAGATGTTTATCAACCTCTTTGTCAAGTTCGGACAAATCTTTTAACCACATATCTTCAATTGTCTTTTCAAGAATCGTATCGTATTCCTGTTTTTTGTCATCAAACGATTTCTTAAGCTGTTCAACCATATCCTTTGTCATCTGATAAATTGGCATACCAATAAGATAACTATAACTGTTGTTATCATCCTTCTTAAAATCTTTGTGGTCTAACCATTCTTGTAGTTCTGACTTAGTATGTTTACGGATATCTAAAACACCATCCACAACATACTGAATAAATCGAACTTTTTCATTAAGTATATCCATTTCGATTTTGAGACGTTTGAGTATATAATCCTTTCTGTCAACATAAATTTTACGTCTATGAACAATAAACTCTTCAAATATATCATATGGAGTTTTGTATTTTTTGACAGTATTCGTATCAGCAGAATACAAATGCATGTTAGAAGTAGATACTTTCGATACTAATCGAAATTTCTTTTCGATGTTGTCACTAAATTCTCCTCTTCTTTGAATACTTGCAGCTGTTTTTAGCCAATTCTGTAATACATTTGGATCTACTTCTATCTCAAAATGAGCTTTCGACTCAGTACTTTGGCTTTTATAACTCTTAACACCGATAAATTCACTGGATTTAGAAGTGGATTTAAGTTTAAGACCTAATTTTTCTTTTTCCTTTCTCTCCTTTGCAGATATGTTTTGTTCAGTCACAATCTCATCTAAGAATTTTTTATAATCATCAATCCAACGATTAATAGGAAGTTCAGATATGAGAATAGTCTTGTAATTGATAATCTCGTATCTACCCTTTGTAAACACTTGACCATCAACCACCTTAGTTACACCCCTAAATCCATGATAATATGGAATAAGTTCTGGTGTTTCTTTATTGGTAAGTTTATTGACCATATATTTTACAATTGTCTTTGGATTATAGGGTGGTATAGATGTACTATATCCCGTCCCAATACCTTGTCCGCCATTACATAATATGAATGGAATGATAGGCGCATAATATCTAGGCTCAACTTGAATTCCATCATCATCTAAATAATCCAATATAGGATTATCTTCTGGTAAGAAGATCTTTTGAGTAATATCCGATAGCACTGTATGTAAATAACGCGGACTACCCGCATCTTTGCCACCCAGCAAACGAGTACCAAATTGACCATTTGGTTCCAGAAGATGGATATTGTTTGAACCAGCATAGTTTTGCGCCATTGCAATGATTGTTCCATTAAGACTTTCTTCACCATGATGATAACCCGAATGTTCAGATACATAGCCAGCCAGTTGAGCAACTCTAATTTCTGTCTTAAGTTTACGTTTAAAACAAGAAAACAGAATTTTTCTCTGAGATGGCTTGAATCCATCCATAATATGTGGAACAGAACGCTCTAAGTCATAGTTCGAGAAATGAATCAGTTCCTTATTCACAAAATCGGAATAAGGAACTTGCTTTTCTTCTTCAAGAACAAGTGTTTCGTCCCTTTTCCCAAGCCATATTTTACGATCATAGCTTCTATCCTTATTAAATGCCATATCAAGTGTATCCGCAGCGTTTGCATCCCAAATATATTCCATTTTACACATGGTTTTGAAATAGCATTTCGCTTCAACTGTTGTACTTGTACCAAGTCCCTTATAATACTTGGATTTCCACCCAAGCTTATTATAATTTGGATTCTTATTCTTCCATTCTTCGTATTTTCGAAGAGAATAGAACAAAATCTCCTTTTTCTTTTGAAGCATTTTAACAATGGGAGTTTGCATACAACACACAAATCCCTTAATCTTAAGCAATTCAGGCCAAAATGTATCTAACCAATTAATAATCAAGCCCTTAATATGACTTCCGTCTAAATCTTGGTCTGTCATAATCATAATATGCCCATAACGAAGCTTTGAAACATCCTTGTATTTTGCATCTTGCTCAAGACCTAAAATTTGTTTCATATGAATCAGCTCAGCATTCTTCATTATTTTATTAATTCCTGCTTGTGTCACAGCCTCTGCCCTTGCATTAATAACTTTACCGCGTAATGGGAACACACCATATAAATCTCTTCCAACAACACTTAGACCAGCAATCGCCATAGCTTTTGCCGAATCTCCCTCTGTTAAAATCAATGTACAATCTTCAGAACGTTTACCACCGGCTTCATTTGCATCATCGAGCTTTGGAATACCAAAAATACGATTCTTCTTTTTGCCATCAGTTTTCTTGAGAAGTTTTGATTCTTTAAACTGATATGTTTCAAGAACTCTTTCCATCAAACCAATCTTGATTAGATTGTCAAAGAACTTGTCTGTAAACTTACAAGAAGAACCAAACTTAGAAACTTGAGTTGTTAGAAAATCCTTAGTTTGACTATCAAACGAAGGATTCACAATAATACAATTGACAAATACGAAAATGTGTTCACGAATATAGCTTGTTTTAACATTCACCTTCTCTTTTTTAAGAATGATTTCCGCCATCTTTTTGCTAATTATATTCACAATATAATCGACATGTTTGCCACCTTTTGACGTATAAATACCGTTTACAAAAGATACTTGCTTGAAATCATCACTGACTCCAATGCCAATTTCCCATCTTTTATCACCTCGTTCATACACGATTTGATTTGGTTCATCAAAATACAACTCACAAAAGTTTTTAAATCGTTTTACTGGAACATCTTCATCGTTAAATGTAACTTTCAGTTTATCTCCACAGCATGCTGAAATCTCATATGCTCTTCGTTTGAAAATATCAATCATATCTTCAGTCCAACCAGAAAGTCCAAAACGTTTGAAATCAGGTAGAAAACTAACTCTTGTGAATTCCTTTTCTTTAGCTGAAACAGAAGTGATTACAGGCTCATGACGAACTTGCATGTTATTAGACCAACGCTGTGAAAACCGTTTCTTTTCTTTCGTATCAACTGTTTCAACTTCAAACCATTGTGAGAAAATATTAGCAAGTTTCGCACCATATCCATTCTTACCACCAGTAATACGCTCTTCATTTTCAGTATAATTAGTACTTGTTAGTAACTTACCAAATATCATTTCAACTGCGTAAATACCCTGCTTTGGAATAACAACAACGTCAATGCCTTTACCGTCGTTTTCAACTGAAACAACGCCACTTTCTTTGTTGATTGACATGGAAATATATGTAACTTTATGCTTTGATTTAGAATCGGTATAGCGAATAAATTGATCCCATGCATTCACGATTACTTCATCTACAATTTTATACAATCCAGGAATGTGAGATAATGTTGACTGAACCATTCGATTATTATCAACTTTCCACGATGGACCTGTAGACATCTCCACAGAACCAATATACGTGTCTGGTATCTTGTAGATATGTTCGCGATGCGTGTGAGACTTATATTTCGCAATAGTTTTGTTCTTATCCATACTTAATATTCTTGTCTATGTCTTATTCTTTTTGTGATATACCCCCTTTCATTTTTTTATAAACTTAAAATATAATGGAAAATACACCAGCAACTAATATACCAATTATATTACAAATATATGTAGATTTAGATCAAATTGAATTAATTGTTGAAGAAAATATACCAAAATATATACTTCGTACATCCAAATTCTGGGACAAAATAAACTCATATTTACCTACAAACACAAACATTAATAATTTTAAGTCAAAATATAACCAGAAGATTTATGAAAAATCCGCCAATATAACACAATATTATACAGACTTAATTAACGAAAAGGATTCAGACTTAATTAACGAAAAGCAATCAAATTTAAAAGAGAATTTTCATCTATTAGTTTATGAAGATTTAGTATTACCTATTCATGTCAGTATGTTATCTGAAATAAATGCCAGTGAACTACTGGATATGAATATAAGTATACATCCGAATACGTTTTATGAAAATTATTCAAAATTATTTTTCAATAACATAAAAATAAAATATGACAATAATGAGAGCCAAACAATTGAAGATATTATATTTGAATTTACTGAATATGATAAAATAATTACTTATGATGGCGGTAGAGCAAGCGCCACATTTATTGCAATCTTACGAGATGAATTCAGGTATTGGAACTATAACTATCTAGAAAACAATCAAAGCACTGAATGTAGTCTTTGTTGTTGCTCTTTTCGAAATCTTAAGACACAAAATTTATGGACGACTAATCTCTTGATGACGCTCGCGGCGGCGGCTCTAAATAAACCCATGAATTTATTCGAAAGTTTTGGAATAATTAATGTACTTTTACCAATAAATATGTTTCTGATCTTGGACGAGGTACAACAATATGATTCCGACACCAGTTATTCTCGGGAGATGATAAAAAATGGTATTTATATATCTAATGCCGAAAAGAAACGAGTAAGAGAATGTATTTCTGATATTCCAAGAAAGAAACTTGGGGCATGGGGGAAAATTTTATTTAGTGATAATAGCATTGATAGGGCACCAGAATCAGCACCAGCACCAGCACCAGCACCAGCACCAGCACCAACACCACCATCACCAGCACCAGCACCAACACCACCATCACCACCATCAACACCAGCACCAGGGCAACCACAAAATGTTCGGGAGATCCGAACTGAATCTACCGAGGCTAAACCATTAACCCGAGAGGAAATAGAAAACGCGGCGATAACTGCAAGGAGTGAAGTCTTAAACGCAGAACATATCGACTCAAAGACTATTGCGAAACTTCAGGAAGAATTACCAGATGTATCTATACGAATGAAAGATATAAGACAGTCTTCGGGAAAGTTAAATGACATGGTTGAAAATAGCCAGGAAATCATAAATATTAGTATGAATGACATGGCAAAAATCTTTAAAATGAAAGAAGTATTAAGTAATGACAAAAAAATTAAAGATGCCACCAAATTGATTAAAACAGTAGAACAATATCCCTTACAAATAATAGGAGAAAGTATTAAAAAAGATGGAGGAGGAAATGAAACGTGGATGTCCTCCAGTTTTGAAGAGATTGATGGCAAAAAATGTAAAAAAATTCAAGTAATATTTGAAAACAAGAATTCTGATAGAGAGTGGATCACTTTAAAAACATTTTTATATAGACTATTTGTAATAGATACTTTACATGATTTCTTTGATAAAGCGGAGATGACGACTACAGGAAGATTACGTCTGTTATCTGATGATGAGAATAAAAAAAGGTTTTTAAAATTTTACCAGTCTTATTTACAAAAATTATGTACTATTTTCCCAGACTTGAAACATTATGGTAATGAAGACGGTCAGTTCTATAAGAATAACACTGATAAACCAAAAACATTAGATGAATTGCTAAATATAGATATAGATGAGGAAGGAGAGCTAACAAATTTAGAAGAACAATTACATAAAATATTAGAAACAGGTTATACAGCTCATTTATCTGCTGATCTCAGTAAAGATAATATGAAACCATATAATTTTTCGAACCTAATTGAGATTGTTGAAAGATATCAGAAAGAAGAAAAACTTGGTTATTATGCGAAAACAGTCATTGTTGATGCAGATAAAAATTCTCTTCAACAATTTGCTATAACAAGACAATATTATGATCAAGAGCAAGGCAAATGGAAGAGAACAGAATATGAAACACCTGCACCGATCATATACTTGAAGACACTATCACATGAACTTGATCAAGCTACAAATCCAAAAATAGAGAAGGTTTTAAGGTCAATTAAAGATGACTATTTTGATAAAGATACCATTACTTATTTATCTTCGTTAAATACAATAGAAGAGCAAGAATATCATCGTCGTATGAGCGAACTGGATCCTACAGTACAGAATCAAGACCAGCATACCCAAGAAGATGAACCGGGAAATGATAATACGGAGGAATTATATAGTGTTAAAGTTCAGATGATAAAGCGAATAACTAATAATAATAATGAATTATATGATCAAACTTTTTTAGAATATGAAATTGATAGAATTGTGAAAAATGATTCTGAAAGTTTATCTGAATTAAAAATTTCCGAGTTTTTATTGGGTTTATTACATACTTATTCAATTAAGGAGGGTATTATACTTAAGAGCACTGTACAGAGTTCTCTCCAAAACAGAGAATCAGACTCGTCGGATCAGACTGTAAATCGGAATAGGGGAACGGGAATGGGAAGGAGAATGAGACGTCCAGCCCGGGGACCTCCTTGTTGGACACCTCCTCGTGTGAAAGGTGATTGGTGGTCAAATAAGATAAATATGTTTCACGTTTTTAAAAGGAAACCTAATAAGACTCCTCCAACAAAATCGGTTGCACCATTTATTTTAGAATGTATGGAATTTATGTATGCTTACATACATAAGCATGCTAATAGCAATACTACCTATAATTTAGAACCAACGAATATGATAGGAAATATCATAAGGGCAATGTATCTTATTGATGATCCGGCTTTTTTTAATAGTTGGAAAAATGCTATATTAGAACGAGTGAATATATATATACACGAGTGGAGTGGTTCTGATAACCATATTACTTCTGTAAAAAAGGGGTTTTTCCGTCGGATGATAGACAGTATACAGATGATAGAACTATCAGAATCAGATAGAAGCTCAATCAATGAATCTTTGTGTGAATTTCTACATATAATTAAATCACTTGATCATGTTTTTGAAGGATATTATAATAAATATTGTGAAAAACAGGGAATACATATTGCATATACATATATAAATGAAACATATACTGTTGTTAATGATGGAAAACCGAGTACAAGTATAGATGTAAAACTATATAATATATTGGGGGAAATTATTAATGATGATGGTTGGTTTAGCCATATGATAAAATCTATAAATCAAATGGACTATATTAAAGAAAAGGATGAAATGGGTACATTTGGAGTTTCAAAGTTGTGCGAATGGATATTTAATAATAATACTGAAGAAGCTCAAGAAAATTATGCCCATTTTGTAAAACCAATGATTTTGAAAATGATGATGGATTCATTCCATTATATTTGCCTAATGGAGAATACATTACAAGTTGAAAATGATCAATTGTCGCATATAACTCAAACTAAACCGGTAATGCCAATAATGTGTACTTTTGATAAAAATTGCGGATATTTATGTGGATTTTTTACAAATAGGATTTTAAATTTAGTAGAAGATAGTGATCCAAATAAAGGACATAGAACAGAGCCTAATAGTTATGCTAGTAACCACTGGACGGTAATTGACGTTCAACAAAAAACTAAGGACAATGAAAAACAGATGCTTATTCATCATGACCATTTGAAAAACATGCCTTACTCCGCGCCTCCAAAATTGAACAATAACAATAACAATAAAAGAGCGAGATACGGAGGTGGTTCAGGAAAAACAAGACGTAGAGGGGATAAAATAAAGAGTAATGGAAAAATAACGAGACGTAAACCTATTTGATAGATAAGCATCGTTTAATTTTGTTTAGTATTTGCTTATTAGCAGGTGTAGCAAGAACTGAATTGTTTTCAAAACCTGCGATAACTTCTTCTTTAAGACTAAGTCTAGCTGCGAGTTGTTTTCGTGTCATCTTTTTAGATGTTCTTGCTTGCATAATATCTTTACCGTGGCGAAGTTTATCAATTTTGGAAGATTCTGTGGCATCGTCAAGTTTTTTAGCATTATCTGGAGCATTTTTAAAGACCATTTTGTGTTTAGAAACAGTATTACCACTTCTTCTGGCTTGCTGTTCTTTCATAAGTATTTCCGAATTTGTAAGGGCACCTCCAGTTTTCCTTCCGATATCAACTGTGTTCCAATCCTGATGGCTCATATATATTAATTATATATGAAAATGCTTAAATATTGTGAGTATTTTTTTTAACATATAGCAATGTAATGAGACTGGTTGGTTTCATTTTTAGTATTTTAGTATTATTTGATTCAACAAATGGACTAATACATCAACCAATGAATAGTGGTAAAGGTAAAGGTGGGGGTAGTGCATCTGGCTCAAATTCTGAGCCTGTCACTTCAAGACCTGCAGCTAAACCATTAAGTATTAGGTTTCATGTACCTGTAACGAGTGAAGCTTGTACTCAATTAGCGGAAGCATTAATACAAATGGATATACAATCTAAACAAACAGAGGCATTATTTGGAAAAAGGATGCCAATAAGGCTTCATTTACAGAGTATGGGAGGAGAGTTATTGCCAACATTTTATATATGCGATTTAATAAAAAATTTAGATACACCAGTACATATTTACATAGACGGTTTTGTAGCATCGGCCGCATCTTTAATGGCACTATGCGGTGATAAAAGATTTATAACAAAAAATTCATGTGTGTTAGTTCATCAGTTAAGAGCACAAACTGCTGGAAAATTAAGCGAAATGAGGGAGGAGATAAATAATTTCAATCATTTTATGGGTAATTTGAGGAACATATATTTAGAAAATAGTAATGTGGATGAGGAAGAGCTGGACAATTTATTAAGGTCAGAGTTATGGCTTTCGTCAGAAAAGTGCCTTGAATTAGGATTTGTAGATGAAATAATTGGAGCTAATTAAGTTTAATATGTTGATAATATTCAAAAGCTTTTTTGGAAAGATTATCTGGATTTGAGAATTCAGATATTGGTAGTTGTCTTACTTGATACACATGCGAGAATCGATTAAAGTTTTGTAAATATCTTGAACAATCACCATGTGTAGTAGTAAGGAGTTGTGTATTGTTTGGTCCAGATACTTTACACGCTTGAACTCCAACAGTTTTAGAGTCACATTTACATGTTTCAAGTTCAAATTCTACATATTCACCCTTATACAATGTATGGAATTCTTTTTCTGAAAGTTCAAGATTAGACCAGTGAACAAATATATCACATTCTTCATTGTTGTTTTTATGTGTTATAAATCCGTAACCTAATTTACTGTTAAACCATTTAACTCTTCCAAGTAGTCTTTTAGAAGCCATAATCGTATAAAGATATTATAATTATAAAGTCTGACTCAAGTTTTGCGTTAAGTATTGATTGAATATTAATAAAAATAAGTCATGGTAAAGGCGAAATGTCCAAAGGAAGTAATATTTAGTGGAGGTAATTTTGGAACCATATCATTTTTAGGATGTATTCAAGCTTTGATAGATTCTGAAAATTTTGAAACAAAAAGTGTAAAGAGATGGGTAGGAACATCAGGAGGGGCTGTAATATCTTTTCTTCTGGCAATAGGCTATAATACAAAAACTATAATGAAGGTATTAAAGGAAGTACCTTTATCTAAGATAAGTAAGTTAACATCTGATAAGTGGTTAAGTTTCTTTGATAAATATGGTTTACATAATACAAATTCTTTTAGAAGATTATTTGAAACCATGCTATCACACAAGGGTTTGGATGTAGATTTAACTTTTATAGAATTTTATAAAAAAACTAATATAGAGTTGGTATTTACTTCATTTTGCTTAAATACCGAATCATTGGTATTATTGAATCATGAAAAAACACCAACTTTAAAGATTTTGGATGCATTGTGTATGGCTATAGCTGTACCTTTCTTGTTTTTACCTGTATCATATCAGAATAGATTGTATGTTGATGGATTTATAGTAAGTAATCATCCAGTAGATATGTGTACATGTAGTGGGGAAGATTCAATAAGTTTTTGTCTAAAAAAAACTGCTGATTATTATGATAAGATAGATATCACAACCTATATGAGAATATTAATTAATTCACCTTTAACAAAGATACAAGAGGTTGATTTAAAGGGTTATAAGGGTAAAAATTATTCAATTTTATGTAACCATAAATTTGGTAGTTCATTTGATTTTAGTCCATCAACAATAGAAGGTTTTTATGATTGTGGATATAAAACAATAATGGATGAAGCAACGGAAAAGAATAGAAGAGAATTTAATAGTAGTTCTGATTCAGAAAGCAGTGATAATGAGTCAATATATGAGGTAAGCTTCGATATAGATACTTAATTTTAAGATTTATGTATAAATACATATCCAGAAGCGGCACCAGCATATCTCCAAATTTTAAGAAGTTTAGGAAAAATAGCCATAAGAAATGAATAAATAATATATTTGTACAGAGATTCCATATAGCTCATATAATAAGAATATAAACTTATTACAGATTCGAGTAAAGATGTATAAGTTCCAATTTTCCTAAAGAGTTTTGACGAACAGTAAAAGTAGACATAGAATAATCTAAACTGTTAAAGCGTTCTTTCAATAAATCAATATCAATATTAGCTTTAATGAAATGCCAACTTTTAGGTCTAAGATTTTGTAAACCTTGGTCAACAATTTGTCCGCATTTTCCACCATATGCTCTAATTGCAAAGTCCGCTCCTTGTGGGGGTGTAGGTTGATTATTATTGTCTTTTTCACCATATGGTATGAAATCAAAATCAGGATGAGTTTTACTATATACTGTAATTTGTCTTGGAACAGATGAGCGAACCCATATTTGGAAGCAACATTTAGCACTCATTTTTGGAGTGAAACAGCAAGGATTAAGTGGCAAATCTTCAGAATATTGTAATATAAAGTTAAGATTAAGTTTATTTTGTACACTAACTTTATTGAATGTTCTTGGTATTATAAAGGCAATACAATCAGAAAACTGTGCACATTTATTGAAAAATTTGATTGCAAGCGATGAGACTCTCCCGAATGGGGGGTTACCAATACAAATATATGATTGATTAGTAGGAGTATATGAAAGGAAATCTTGCTGAATGATGCCCTTATATTTTGGGTCAATATCAAGTCCGATTCTTTTTTGTGGGTTCATAAGTTTATAAAATGAGCCAGATCCAGCAGATGGTTCAAGTTGTATGTCGTATGATTCTATATTTACCTCTTTTTTAAGTATTTCAAAACATTTAATAGATACATCTTCATTAGTATAGAATTGGTCCATGAATAATTATATGAAACGGCGAATTATATATCATTTTTATAAAAATGATTATATGGTAAATTATTATAAATAAAGCGCTTTATTTATAATATGAATATGAAGGAAATAGACCCAATTATTCAACATATTATTGATATTGAAAAAAATAAAGCGAAGGATAGTGAAAAACAATTGAAAGATACTCTCTCGAAATGTAATAGTCTATATGAGAAGTGTATGGTTTGGAGGAATTATATTAAATCACAATCTGCGAAGCATTGTGAGACTGTAATAATGGAAGACTTAGGTATACTAAAAAAGAGAAAAGAAGAAAATAAAAGTGGAGATGGTTCAAAAAACAGAAAAAATTATGAATTAAAGGTGTCTTTATGGGGGAAATGGGAGAACAATTCAACGGGTGATTCTAGCTTTCTTCAGATAAGACCATCTCATAATATTGATTATTACATATTAATAGGATTTGAAGATCTAAATAGTGTATACTGTATTAAGATTCCAGCTAAAGAATTATACGATCTTGTTGCAGAGTATGGTGGCTTGGCTCATGGAACAAAAGAGGATGAAAAGTCCGCGTCTGGGAAGAAGGCGCCGCTGTCGCGCATGCGTAAGGACGACCTCATCCTCGAGTGCAAGGCGCGCGGGCTTGGCTTCGAGGGACTCAAGGTGGACGCGCTGCGCGACCTGCTGCGGGGCGCGGATGAAAAGAAAAAACTTACCATTGAGGATGTTATAAAAAAAGATGATAAAGAGTATCGAATTACGATCACGCCTGCGAAGAATGGCACAAAAAAAACTATCAAAGCTTGGAAAGATATGGAAAAATATAAAACGGAATATGACCCTGAAAATTTCTAAAAGTGAAATAAAGAGTGCTACAATATAATGAATAATGCAGATTCATCCCGAGATTGAGGACCGAATAACAAAGTATTTTTCACAAGGTATGTTGAATACAATATTTTATGGTGGTAGAGGGGTTGGTAAACATACTCTTGTATTAAAGATGTTGAATTCTGGAAATCATGAGAAGGAAAAGATAAGGTTTTGGGAGGATACTGGTGTTAGGTTTTATTCGACATCAACATATATAAGATTTGATGCAAAAGAGTGTGTAAGAAGAAAGGCGAATTTGCCTAAGATAATTGAGGAGATAGGCCGAACAAGGGATATATCTGCCGATTGTAGTAAAATAATTTATATACGTTATTTGAATTATTTGGGTGAACAGCAGGAGGCGTTTAGGCAATTGGTAGAAGATACGTATTTGACATGTAGATATGTATTTACATGTAGGAATATAGATAGTGTTGATCCGGCTTTGAATAGTCGGTGTTTTTTGATTCGTGTGCCTACACCATCTCCGGAGAAGATGATATATTTTGCAAGGGATAAATCTCCAAAGGAACCAATTGATTTATTAATGAATATGGTGAATGAGTCGGGTGGAAACTTGAATAGTCTAAAGCATTTAACGATGTTACATAAGAAAATCTCTGATAGGGAAGGTTATGATACGTATTCTGACATTCATAAAGAGGTTGCTGATTTAATAAAGACTAAGCTAAAGAATGCTGAAGATGTATCATCTATTCACTCAATTGCAGAAAAGTATCATTATAGCGAGTTGCCTATTTTAGATATATGTCGTCGCATGGATGAGATGAGTATGTTTATAATACAGTTACAGAAGTATGCGGCAATAGTAAGTCCGTCTTTATATGATACGATACTGTTATTTTTGGATATTGCAAGTCTATTCAATAAGGGGTTAAAATGAAGAATGTGTAATAAGTTTAGTTATATTAAAAAGTTCACAAATAATATGGATGCTTTATTAGTTGGTGGTGGATTGGCCGCTGGCGGTTGGCTTTTAAATGCAAAACAAGAAAATGAAAAAAATAAGGGGGTTTCAAATAAATCTCCAGATGTTTTTGACAATCGCGTAGAAGATTCCAGGATGTATGATAGACAGATAATGAACACTCATTTAGGAAAGGATAATAATGTGAATGCCTTATATTTAGATCGTCCAAAATCAGGGCGTTCTGATAATGGTGTAGGTTCAAGTCGTTCTTTAACTGGAGAAATGAGAAATAATAGTGAATTTACACACAATAACATGGTACCATTTTATGGTAGTAATGTGAAACAAAACACTGATTTGAATTCATCAACTGGTTTAGTTGAAAGATTTACGGGGGTGTCACATCTTGACAAGAGTAAAGAGGAGGTAAAACCAATGTTTGGATTAAATCAAGAAAATATATATGGCACACAGAATTCGAATGATAGGATGATGGACCGTTATTCCGCCTCACGTTATCATCAAGGAACACCTTTAATAGAGCCAGTAAGAGTAGGACCTGGATTAAATCAGGGTTATAGCTCTCAACCGTCTGGTGGATTTCAGCAACCAGATGCTCAAAAATATGCTCAACAACCATCTGTAGATGAGTTGAGGGTAAAAACGAATCCAAAGATTAGTTATGAAGGGCGTATTGTTCGTGGTTTTCAGGGAACTCGTAGAGGAATGGAACCAGTTGTTAGTCAAAATCGTGTGATTCGCTTCCATTCATATGGTGATATACCCCGAATGAATACGACTGTAGTAACAACAGGTGAAGCATCAAGAGAGAATTTTCAAGATAAGAAAACCAATCGGCAAGATACTTTATATTCTTATGCATCTGCGGCGGGACCAGCCGTTGTTAAAGCGCAAGAGTCACATGAGTCATATTCGAATCAAACAACCCACAAGCAAGGATTGGATAATTTTGGTTTACGTAATGCTCAAAGTCAAAACCGTCAATCAAAACTAAAGATACAATATTGCTCTGAAGCGCGTAAGGAAGATTCGAAGGATCTATCTTACATGGGTCATGCAACAAGTCTTGTTAACAAGATTGTGGCACCTGTTCAAGATATATTACGCCCTACAATAAAAGAAACCAATATTCATGATTCTGCTCCAGAGCGTAATTTTAACAGTGTTGAAAAACGTTCAACTGCATATGATACAAATGATACAGCAAGAACAACAATAAAGGAAACAGCAATTCATGATAATCGGGCTGGTCCTTTGTCAGTATTATCAACCGGTCGTTCGGCAAATCCAGAACCTACTAAGAAAACTGCACGTGAAACATTGAAACAATGGGTAGATTATTCTAATCCTACTGGTCCAGCAGTAATGAACACAGTACAAAACATGGATAATGCTAAGAAAACAGTAAAAGAAACCATAAATGAGACTAATCGCAAAGGAATTGCAACAAATTCAAGTGGTCCTGCTGGATATTTAACCAATCCTAAGAATGCACCAGACACAGCCAGGCAACATTTATCCACAGTAGAATATTCTGGTCAAGCAAATCAAAGAACTTATGGCGCGTACTCAGTTACTGACACAGTTGCCCCAGAAACACACAAGCAACATTTATCCAATAATGAATATACTGGTAACGCAGAGGGTGAAATTAAACCCACATCATATTCTGATATTTACAATGCAACATTAAATGACTTAAAAGAGGGAATCTCAAAAGGTCGTGCTCCAACACAATCAAGTATAAAACAAGTCTCTGAAGTAGGACATTTAGGCGAATTTGAAGGAAAAGATACACTTGAGAATAGGAAAAATTTTGGAGGAGTAACTCCAATACAAAATACAAGTCTTAATTCAGAATCCGTAAATATGACTACTGATAAATGTCAATTAGATACTGGTTCAAGATTACAAGCAACTGATTTAGAAGCATATATTAACAACCCTTATACTCAATCTTTAAACAGTAGCGTTTAATTTTGTATCAATTTTCCATAATTTACAAATTGATGCATATAAATAGTATGGATCATGTTCAAAATGATTCAGATGCTCTATTGCATCTCCAAGTATAATAGAATAATCAATTTTAGAAGAATCACAACAAACATGTTTAAATAATTGTCTTGCAATATCAATGTGCGAATAACCAACCGATTCAAGTCTAAACAATTCTGTAATTCTTTCTTTTAGATTCTTATTATACAATATTTTTTCATAAGAAAAGGGCAAATGAGAAAAACTTGTTATATCTTTACGCGTTTTGTATTTAACTTGTAAGAAAAATAAGAAAGTACATAGTTTCCCTTCGGAGTATTGGATACACTTATCTACAAACTTACGATTATATCTTACTTTCTCTTTTTTTAGTATCCTCTTTGCAATATCTGTTAAATTCGATTCAGATGGTGTTTTCATATCAAAAGTCATTGCCCAGGAAGAAAGATCAATATGATGGGTTGATTCCAGAACACAAACTACAATTGATGTACTTGAAAGGATATTATACAAAACATACAAAAATTGACTTGACATTTTGTGTAAATTCTCTATTATAAGCCATTTATGGGCACTGTTTGTCTTGGAATTAATAAAACTATTCAATTTTTCCTTAGAATCAATCGTTTTTAGTGACAAATGATTTAACCATAGTGTATTCTCATTTGGTGTAACTGTATTTAAAAAAATTTTAATCAATGTTCTTTTTCCACTACTGGCATCACCTGATAACACAAAATGAGAAAATTTATTAAGTTTTATCATATTTTTAAGATATCCAACAACATTTTCATTTGATGATATTTCATCAAGAGTTTGTGGTCTATATTTAAGATACCAAGACATTACTAATAATTGTTTTGAAAGCCTTATGTTTCATAATCTTATTTTCCTCTGACACCTTGAAAGAAAAGTCCACTGGCATATATACCCGCACCAAGTTTAGGATTTGCAATGTAAAATCCGAGTTTATAACCCAATCCACCAAATATTGCAGGTATTATCAGAAATAAAATTAATATGATAATCGCGTTTCTTTTAGAAACATTACCCTCTTTTTTTTCGCAATCATCAGTATCAACTACTTTACCATTAACCTTTCTTGCATTAGAACAATCATTGTATTCATAAGTTCCTTCAAATTTTGGTTGCCAAATACTAACAATAATAATAGTTAAAGCAATGCCAAAAAAATAGGGAATTAAAAACCAAATACGTATATCAACAGGATTAATTTGTTGAGATAATTGATTAGTAACATTTGTATAATTTTTAGCAAACGTCATTAATAGTATAGAATTAAATAAATAACATATATTATGAGATTGGAGAAATTTGACCAAATAATATCTAAAAAACAAAGTGGTGGCGCACCTAAAGACGATTTGTTTAAAGTAATTAAACATATCCATGATGAAACACCACTTGACCCAGTATGGGCAAAAAAAAGACTATTTATTGCATTACTAAGTCAACCAGTGGATATACATTCAAGAAATAATAATGGTTATTCTCCACTGTCTTTAGCAGTAAAAGAATTGGATGTAAGTATGGTAAAAGCATTATTACAATTGGGTGCGAATCCTAATACAACTTATCGCGGAGGTAATAGATATATAATACACAGTATATCAAACTTAATATTGCCAGAAGCAAATATAGATATTGCATCTTCAGATTCTTCAGATGAAGAAGATTTGCTTGAAATATCACGAGAACAACAAGAAATTATTAAACTTTTGTTGAAACATGGTGTAAATGTGAATATTCCACAAGCACCAACAAATATGACTGCACTTCATTATGCAGTAGCTAGGAAGAATCTTGGCTTAGTGCGTATTTTACTCGAGAATGGAGCAAATACTGAATTAAAGGCAGTGATGGGAGTTGGTGAAGGGGAATCTCAGCAAAACATAAGCGTGACTCCACTGGAATGGGATAAACAAAAAATTTTAGAGATTTATAACAACGACGACGAGGAAAACCAAAATCCGGATTTTTCGGAGGAAACATTAAATGCAAGATTAGAAATAATGAGATTATTAGAAATACATGACGCAAAAAGGAGAAGGTCTGGAGTATATACGGAATATGTGGGTCGGTCTTCATCTCCAACACTTCCGCCCGATACAATTGGAAAAATAAACGATTTTTATGGTGGTATGGAAAACTTGAAACCATTTAATAAGGAAAAACTTGAAAAATTGGACAGATATATGCCGGGTTCTTGGGACTTTGTTCAAATGGAAAAAGATAGAATAGATGAAATGCCTTTAGAGAAGAGTCATCAAAAATTTGTTTGTGCTGAGATATATGATAAGATAGGATTTTTAGAGGGATGGATGAGAAAAATTATAAATAAGTTTCAACCAAATAATCCAAATATACATCTTGAGATTAGAAATTTTTTTCCAAATACTCCTCCAAAAATATTTAATCATGACACTTTGTCAAGAACAATACAAATAATATTAGGAAATACTACTCCATCAGAAGATGTGGAAGCGAATATAAAACTGTTTTTGAAAAATATAGTTATGGGGATTGTAAGAGTTGCAGGAGGTATTTTCCAACAAGGTCCACAGCCACAAACTGTTTTAGAAGAGATGGTAGTTGGGCCCGGTCCACTTGGTGGCACCCTTCTTTCAAGTTTATTATCATATAGAGCAAATGATATTTTTGAGGATTGGGATATTGAAATACAGGGACATGAACTTCAAGGATATAATATAAATATTTCTGAAAAACGAACGGGTCAAAACCCAGTTGGAGGTCTCCAAGGTCCGATATTTTTTACAATAAATGGGTTGAATATGGAACATATAGAGGCAGATTTACCAGAGATTCTGATAGGAATAAATGTTTTGAAACAACAAATTGCTCGAAGTTGTAATGTTCGTTCTAATCGTATAACTAAGGCGGGTGGTAATAAAAAGAAGAAATTGAGATGGAATAAAAATGATTAATGAATCGGTGTATTAATTGTAATAGACTTTATATATAAAATGGGTATTCTAAGGTGTGAGATTTGTAAAAAAAAGAAAATGGTTACAATGTCGTGTACGTGTGGTAAGGTATTATGTCTTGAACACTACGCTCCGGCAAAGCACCAATGCGAGAGGATTTTAGAAAAGGAATATGTTCCAAAAGCATGTGAATTAGAAGCAACAGGTGCTTTTAAGAAAATTCAGAAGATTTAATAAGGTTTTTATTTTAGTTCTAGATGTCTCAATTTTACCTGTCTTGCAGTAATTGGTGGTATTGGAACTGGTCCACTAATGGGTGCATTTTTGTATGGAAAGTTTTTTGAAAGATAATCATATTCAATGCGGGAAGTTTTCGTTGGGTTGGATGTATTACGAATAATTGTCATAGCCCCATATTTATTCCAAGGTTGGAAAGCTTCTCTTTGAGAAAAGAATTGTATAACACATAATGAGAGTAGTATAAGCAATGTCAAACGGAGAAACATTTCAATAGTACACATATAATAATACCAATATAATTAATTAGAATATGCAGTACCAGCCATACCACCGGTAACTTTAAGAATATTGTAGTTGACAGCATATACAAAAATATTGTAATTATATTCCTGAAAATTATCAGAATTATTAAGTCTTAATGGTGATGTTTCTACTTCAAGTTCGACATTTGAAATTCTGGACATGTTACATGCTCCAGAAGGTTGATTAGAATATGGATCAAGAGAAAAGGAGTAAAATTGTATGCCTGATTTATTACATTTAACTTTATGTTGATATGTTTGAACACATTGAAAATATTTTGAATTTCTAATGGAATATCGTTCAACACCATCAAACATAAGACGACTATTTGTAATAATGTCTTCACTATAGTATCGAAAGTTGAATTTAGTTGGTATAAGTGCAATTTCATTTATATTTGTGTCTTCTTCTTTAGGAATAAGATAAGGGACTTCACCATTATTATCATAATCAAGTACTTCACGATTGTTTTCATTTATTCTTGTTCTAAAGTATAGAAAGTCATCTTTTTCTTTACCTAAATCAGCAATGTAAGCATCTGATGAAGGATGAATAAATTCACTTTTAAAGTTAGTGTAATTATTAAAACCTCCTCCCAAAGAGCCACCGGATCTTGCATCAACATCGCTTCTTTGTCCACACCATACTAGATATTTAACTGGATGATTAAAGTTTAATTTTAGTGCTTTAGTACCAGAAATTCCATAGAAGTCTTGTCGATATGTTTGTTCAATAAGATATTCGTGATTACTTTGAGCGAATTTTCTTCTTTCATCTTGGTCTAAGAATATGTAATTAACAAGAAGATGTAAATCCATATTCCAACCCTGAATATTATTATGACCGTCTCCAAAATCTATTGGTGGAATGTTAGGATCAATTTCGTCAATTGCTTTTTGTGCAAAAAATGAAGTTGGATTTATTGCTGTAATAAAATTACCGATATGGTGATGAGGATATGTAGGGTCTGGTTTAACTCTTGAGCCTTTTGTGTAAGGTGTATTGTCTTTTGTTTCGATAATTGTATACAATTCTTGTATTGGTCTTAGTTCAAAATCAATTTTGACATCATGATATTGTAGTGCAACAAGTGGTAAAGCAAGACCCGGATTATTTGAGAACCAAAAAGGAAGAGGAATATATAATTGTCTTCCTAATATAGATGGTGGTTGTAGGAAAGGATTTTTTCTGAAATTAGTAAAATTAAAGTTTGAAGAATCCGGATTTGTATTCAGATTTGATTTGAGTGTTGATGTTGGATAAAAACCCCTATTCCGACCATTATGTGCCGGCATAAACAGGTCCGACTGATGTCCAGTCATTAAATCAAAATTATTTTTAGCGGCCGTATCTTGAAACATTTCATGCCAAATTTCAATCCACTGACCATATAATTCACTAACAGTATTACCTCCAATACTAAGACTACATTTGTTAATCAATTGGCAACCAAGATTAGGAATCCATTGAAATTCATAAGAAACATTCGTATCTGGGTCATAACCTGAATATATATCAGGTAGATTAAGTGAAAGATATACTTGATCAACAAGGTCACCATTTCTAGAAATGGTACAACTAAGTATATTATCAACTGATGATTGCGTAAATGTAAGAGAATTAGAGGTTTCAAAATCCATACGTATGGTTTCCATTGAAAAATTACTATGGCGTTTGTATACAGATTTAAAATAAGTAATTTGAGGATTGCCGTTTAAGTATATATTTTGCGCTCCATATTTATGAAGTTGTATTTCACCTCCTCCCATAACAATATGTGTTATATCTTTTATTTAATTATTATTACACTATCCCTATTCATACAAATCCACCACATTTAGCTTTTTTGCTGTTAGGATCGGAATCATCATCCGAGCATACTCCTTCCGCATATTTCAATTGTGCATCCGGATCAATCTTTGGATATAGGAATTTCCCAAATCGCGTGTAGTTAAGTTGATGTCTTTTTTGTCTAATATAAATTGAATATAAGAAATTTAGACCGAATAGAGTTAATAAAACTACATTAATTGTAAGGATTGTAGTTGATGCATAACCCATATGATTTAAGAATCCAGATAGAATAAACAAACATATAAGGATTAAGATATCGCGTAACATTTTATTAATAAACTGTCTACGAAGTAACATATCGTGGTTAAGTTGGGCTTGTCTAAGAAGCGTTGTGTTATCATCAACAAGGTTAATATATTCATGATTACGATTTGCCCTTAGTCTTTCATATAAAAGAGCCAGTTGTTCTGCATCTTCTTGCCAATTTTCGGTGGCATTTGTAGCACTATTTTGTACATCATTAAGATGAATATGACGTTCTTTTCTTGAATTAGCAGCATTATTGTGTAATTGTAAAAAGTAGTCACTTGTTGAAAGAAGTGAATTATGGAATGCTTCTGTAAATAAAGAAGAAATTACCTTATAATAATATTCTGGATGGAAATCAAGAATATCTTGAGCATCATTATTTGAACTACCTTTTATAGCATTCAGAGCGGAAAGTAAATGAGTTAAATTTGCATATTGAGAATATTTGCCCGCATCACTTTTTATTTCTTCAATAAAAGAGCTTAATGCTTGATCAGAATCAAGTGGCAGTCCAGTATGATGTTTATACAAATATTTGGTATCGCTAAGAAACTTCGGATTCTTAATAGCCGAGCTTGTCATTAATATTTAAACTATTATTTTTAGTTAGCAGTTGCACATTCTGGTGTTTGACCAACTGATAAATCCAGAGTAACTTGAGAACTGTTTGGTTTGTTAGATAAGTCTTTCTTGTTGGCAGGTCCCTTCATATAAATTGAGTATATATCTCTTGGTGAAACAACACGTCCGAAATATTGGAAGCGGGAGACAAATCCATTTAATATAGCCTCGTCACTTGAACCTCCAATAGTAAAAGCTCCCTTTTCAAAAGCCTCTAATGGCTTCGCTAAAACAAAAGTTCTTGCTAATTTACCATTTAAGTACAGGTCAAGCGTTTTATTCCAAATTGTGATTGTAATATGGTTCCACGCTTGTAATGGGAGATTAGTTAAACGATGAGTATGGTCATCATCCAGCCCTAATTCGCCAATTCTTGATACTTTATCACCACTCGCCTTGTCGGTAATAAATACCTGTAATTCATTGTGAATATCACCTACAGCAACATTCAATACATATCTAGCATGTTCTCTTCTAAATATATATTTAGGTTTACTTGGAGTTACTTCCCATTGGGTAATATATGTCCAAAAACTATAGGTGTGTTCATTTCCAGATGGTGGTAAAATACCACTACATGTATGCATATCAGCTTCCATTTTAACAGGTTTATCTAATATTGTCACATCTGTATCATTTCCCTTATTTAGCCATCCATAAGTTTTGTAAATCAGAAATACGACAGCACATGTCAAAACAAGAAGCAATAAAAAACCGAATGCTGATCTAGCTTCCATAATGATAATACTGTATATAAAAAAATTTAGATAAGATAAATGGATAGGATCGCAAATATCATAAACTCAAGTGACAACAAAGTTGCAACTGAAATATTTGTTGGAATCGCAATTTGTGTAGCTATATATCTTGTTTTATACATCATCAGAATGGCTATGAATAAAGTCTCCAGTTCAGCAGAAGACTCCCCTGTACTATTAGATGGACTTGTTAACGCAAAATATTCTCGTAATGTTAAGCAAAATCCCAATGAACAATACGCTAAAACATTAAAGCGTTCAATGAACGAAAATGGTATAGAGTACTCTTATTCATTATGGCTTTATATTGATGGAGAAACATGGCATAGTTTGCCTGCATCAGACTCTACTGTTTGGAAACATATTTTCCACAAAGGACCAAAAATTGAGACTTTTGGCTCAAGTGATCCTAAAGATTTGAGTCCAATACAATGTCCTGGCCTATGGTTACATCCTTCAAACAACGTAATGCGTTTATATGTAAATAGCTACAGTGATACAAACGAATATGTTGAGATTAGTAATTTGCCTGTAAAGAAGTGGATTCATTTCACATATACACAATCTAATTTCGTATCAAATATATACATTAATGGAAGACTTAAGTCAACTCATACTTTATTAACACTACCAAGACAAAATTACTATGATTTGTATATGACAGAAAATGGTGGATTCCACGGATACTTATCAACTTTCCAATACTTTAATTATGTATTAGCACCTTCTCAAATATATGATTTGTCTAAAGCAGGACCTTCCCTTAAAGAAAATTCTCAAGGTCATCAGGAAACTGAAACATTAACTCATATGGTTAACAATCAACCATATTTGTCTAATAGATGGTGGGTAGAAGATATAACTATGAACTGATGATCTGATCACTTAGATGTACACTTTTATGCGTTTATCTTAAAAATAATTTATAATATTAATGGTAAAAAATCAACTATTTAAAACAAACCCACCAGAAGATTTATGTTTGGAGGTTGTTAAAGCATTCGGTTTACAAGGATTCGATGATGTAACAAATTTCTCAAAAAAAGACCTAGAAGTATTAGGAACAGTTAATAAATTATATGAGCTTAAGCCAAAACTTGAAGAATATTATATACCGTGTAAAGCAAGAACCTATTTGAATGATATAACCCCCAAAAACTCAATAACAATATTACGTCAAATATTAAGATGTGTGAATCGAACAGTATCCTCAAAAGAAAAGTATGTTCGTACATCTAAATTTGTAGTTTACCAAATAATACCTAAAGATTTTAAACAATATCAACCAGTTCAAATTGAAAATGAATCATCATATTTAATAAATTTTGATTAATTCGGCAAGAATAATTTTAGCAAAAAATATACTATACCAAAACAAATAGATTGAAGTATTTTACCAGTATTACTTAATTCATTCGCCAATGTTATTGCTTTTAAAGATGGCACTTTTGAAAACAAATTTACAAATGAGCTATTACAACTAATGAAAATAAAGAACAATATTGAGATTAATAAAGCAAACTTACCAACTTTATTTATGTAATTCATATCAAATACATTTATCATGTTCTGTATTCCTTGTGGACTTAAATGATTTGCAGATTTCTCTTGATGCTTATTTGGACTTTCTACTATTGTTGGTTGATTAACAACCTTTGGAGCAACTTGTTGTGGTTCTGGAACATTATTTCTTACTTGTACTGGTTCAGGGGGCTTTTCAATTTCAAATGTTGGTGTATCCGACTCATTTGTTGTTTCAAGTTGATTAAGAATTTTATTAACAAGATCTGAATCAGTTTCCGTATTATTCGGTAATGACGATAAAGGAGTTGTTTCACTTGTCATATAATATTATTTGCAATCTGTTTCCAATAGAAATAAACGCAAAAAATTAAACTTTAATCGATTTTTGTAACTTTTTTAAATTGTCATATTGTTTGAATAACTTCTCAGTTTTACCTTCGCCATGAAACCTATCTACAAGTGATAATCCCTTTTGTATGACAGGTTGCATCTGTTGAATCATACCCATTAGTTCCGATTGAGATTTGATTAAAGAGGTTGTATCTTTTGTCATATTTTTAAGTGTTTTTGGATCAAAATTTTCAAGAGCACCCTTTATTGTTTCCTCCATATCAATTGGATTATTGTTAACCGGTTTTGAATCAACTTCTTCTTCCTCATCTTCCTCCTCTTCATCTTCCTCCTCTTCATCTTCCTCATCTTCATCATCTTCATCATCTTCACCATCTTCATCATCATCTAAATCATCTACATCACCTAACTCGTCTTCATCCTCTTTTACTGAATAACCCTCTATGTTTGAGTATGATAAATAAAGTAAACAAGATAAAATACCAGCTATTCCAAAAGCAACATATACCGGAGTTTTGAGTACATAATGGCACAGGCTAATTACAAAAAGGAAGAGAATAACCGACTTCCAATCTTGTAAATATGTTTGGGTCCATAATACGAAAACACTGATTATAATTATTAAGGTTTCGATAACCAACATATAATTATGGGTTTTAATTTTTTTAAGATCTTAATTAAGAATATTTTTGATTTTGGAATGAATATACTAACTGTTTTATCCTCTTTTTCTCGAAATTCGAGACAATTAATATTATATGGTAAGTGTAAAATCAGAAAATACTGCTCTGGTAAGCCAGCATTTGTAGACAAACGTATATATTTTAATACAGAATCCAATGTAATATTTCCTTTCGCAAAAGCCTGTCAAATTAAGTGTACTGATCAGGATGAACAATTAGTTAATTTTTCAGATTCCGTTTATCAAAACATTATAAATTTTGGAATATGTAAGAACACATATAATTCTCCTTATCTAAGCATTCAAGAAATTATTCATTTTTGTTTATTACCAAAGGGAATCATACAGATGGTAGTTATATTCTATCCTTGGGAGAATATAGAGCCAATGGTGATAAGCAATCAATATCCAATTAAACTTGATAAAATATGACATAACAGCTATATTACATATTATAATTAGAATATGGAACCTATTTTTGATGTTTTAAGACAATTATCTGAAAAAAATGAAGACATAATTTTATCAGATGAGATGTTTGAGTTAATGAAACCAATTATTCAAAAATTTAATATCAATAAGCAACAAGTTTATAATAGTTGGAAGAATTATGAGGTATTAAAGCATTCTCATTGTAATAATGAAGATGAATTGACATATATATCAGATAGCATGATTAGTCGCGATAAAGTAGAACTTGTTAAAAATGTTGAGCCTAAATTAAAATGGCTAAATAGCTTACCACAACCTGAGCAAAGAACGCCAGAATGGTATTCATATAGACATACTGTAATTACTGCTAGTAGTATGAGTCAAATATTTGAAGGTAAATCCAAATACAAACATATACTAAAAGAAAAAGTTTTACCAGAAAAAGAAAGACAATTTTCAAATACTCCTGCACTAAGCCACGGTATACGTAATGAGCCAGTCGCCCAGTGGATATATGAAATGTTAACAGAAACTAAAATTTCTGAATATGGATGTATAAAACATCCAAGTATATCATATATTGGCGCATCGCCCGATGGTATTGTAACAAGTTCAAAGTGTAAAAAAAAGTTAGGCCATATGTTAGAAATCAAATGCTTATATAGTCGTAAATTAACAGGTATACCATTATATAAGTATTGGGTTCAATGTCAAATACAGCTAGAAGTTTGTAAACTCGAATATTGTGATTTCTTTGAAATCAAATTAAACGAAAATCTTAGTGAAGAAGAATTTTATTCTAAGATTAGGGACAAAACCCATAAACAGTTTTATGGCATTGTCATCGAATATGCAGTACATGATAGTAAAACCAATAAAACCAAGAATAATTGGATTTATTCTCCAATCAATCTAACCGAACAAGAATTTATTACTTGGAGTTCTAATAATTTGAAACAATTTTCAGAAAATGATGAAAATACTTGGTATGTTCGTTCATATTACTGGGAATTATTGAAATATTCTAATAGATTGATTAAAAGGAATAGAGAATGGTTCAAATACATTAGACCAAAAATAGATTCGTTCTGGACAGAGGTAGAAGATAAGAGAGAAATACTGGAGAATGATAAGAGTGGTGAAATAAAACAAACTATGTTTCCAGAAAAACCAGAAAAACCAGAACCATTAAAATTGGATATATGTCTCATTGATACAGATGATGATGAATCAATGTCCACTTTAAATGTTCCAAAAAATAAATCTCCAACAAAATCATCAAATTTGGAAATATGTCTTATTGATACTGATGATGAAATTTAAAAATAAAAAGCTATAATTATATCATGGATGAGCTAAAAGGTATTCAATATAGTACACCACTATCTTCCGCTTTCTTTTCTGCGCAAAATATGGATAGCATTCAAACAAATATTAGATATCAAGTCTGGTTACAATCTGGTAAAAAACATGTTATTGGAAAACAAAGTCCTGAAGAATTATCTGTGATAATGAGATCGGTATTTTTACAAAATTCGCGTAATCAAGAAAATGATATCCTCGGACAAGTTAAAGAATTGAATGTCATTGCTATCAATTACGCCATAAAAAGAATTCTTAGTGAACTTAACCAATATGTTGCTTATAATAAAGAAATTTCTCAAGGAAGACAAATCATGGAACATAGTGTGAACACATCTATTCGTGGAAATAGACAACTTGAGCAAAAACCTTGGTAAACTAATTATAAGATTAACCTTTGTATATCTATTTAATGACTGATTTAACCTGGAGCGATTGTGATATTGCAATCGCCGGATTTTCAAATATATTGAATGATAAAGAAATTTATAAGCCAAATCTCACCAAAGGAAACAGCGACATGTATTATCTCATTTCTTACTGTGGTAATTTTAATGTAATCGTCACTTTCTCAATGTATTTATTAGTTCATAAATCCATATATCATAAAAAATCTAACAGTTTTGAAGGTATTGTATCCGCATATTCCATGGGATTTTTCCTATATTCCACTTTCTGGTATTTCACAAAAGGCATTCATTTCAGTATTATTGAACTTAAAAATAATACAAACGATACTAACGGAAACATTAAAGAACAAAATGAATTACTGAAATCATATTATGGATACACTCGTTCTAGAATAATTTTAGCTGTAGTTCCGAGTATGATTTGGATATTAACTTCGACTAAATTTTTTTATGGATTAGTTTTATTGTTATTTGCAATGTCAGGAGTGTATCATGGATATCGGATTTATCCAAAAATTAAACATATTAATGAGTTTCCTTCAGAGGATATAGAGAATAAACTTATATAAAAATATATATCTAAAGATAGAATATATGCAATCATCAGCTAGACTTAATCAAATAAAAACACAAGTTGAAGTTAATGGTCGAATCGATAATCTTTATAAAGTTGTAGATAAACTTAGAAATGATGTGAATAATATTAAAGATGATATTACAACTCTTAAAGAATCATTAAAATCAGAAATGGACTTAACCAACAAAAAATTCACAGAATTATACTCTTTTATGAAAAGACTTGAAGAAGCATATTCAAATGGACTATCGGCAGATTTATCATTAGATGGTATCTCCAATATTGACAATTTTGTAGACAGTGGAAATAATCCAGACAGAATTATTAATTCAAATGATGAAGTGTTTACATTGGAATCAAGATATGTATATGATAAATTAGGACGTCCTTGATATATATTAACGCAATTTTGCTGATCGTAAACAAACTAAAGCTGTTATACAGCCAATTAAAAGAATTATAGAATATTTATTATGAGAAGATTCGGTAGTTTGTTCAAAATTCTCTCTTAATTGTAATGGGCCCGGTAATCTTGCATTAGGTATAGTTGGATTTTGATTTCTTACTGCTTTATTTAAATCTTTATCAGTTGACTCCGTCATGGTGTGATGACCAGCTGTGCATTTGGTCTCCCATTTCCAAGTGTTGTCTTCTCTTTTTGAATCATAGATTTTATAACCAACTGGAAGCGTCATTTCTTTGCAACTATTCGAACCTAAATTCCCAGTTCCACTAATCGCTCTTCCAAGCTCGACAGGATTGATATCATAAACCTGTTCGAATAACCCGGGAACTAGACCTCTTCCTTCAGTCAATCCTGTTAGGTTACAACCCGTGGCATTGTAAAAACTTAAATTTAATGGCGGAATTGTCCCAGTTGGAATGTTTCTAACATAAGTATATTTTGTTTTGTCTTTACAATTATCGGAAGAAGTTTCATCACATTTTCCAGATTCAATAAAGTAATTGGCTCCTAAAGCAATATCCTTGCCTTTCATATCTACTCCACTTCCCAAATAATTGATGCTGTATTTTAAACTAGCATCTAAATTTCTTAGTTGTTCTTTATATGGATTTTTCACATCTTCTGTGTATTGAATTAAAGAATGAGGTCTAACCTTATAGGAATGTTTTATTAAATCTGGATTTTTTAATAATTTTTCTGAACTTATGCCTGACATATCTTATGTAATATAATTATTTATTCATGATAGCGGGGGTTAACCGAATTAATTACACTTTCTTGTGTAGCTCCATTTCCACCTCTCCAAGATTGATCGCTATACCCATGAAAATAATCTTTCAGAACCAGAACACGACAATCATAAGGAAATTGTCTATTCGGTTTATTAGTTCTATGTATTCCACCAATCCACATTCCATCATGTGTATGGCCAATTTTGTCTTCCCAAAAAGGCACTCCCGAGTCTGTTTTGTAATTACTGCCACCATTTTGACCATCCCAACGGCCAGCGCCCCACGAACGCCATTGTGAATCTCCATTTTCATTTTTTCCAAGAAGTCCGTAATCACGATGTGGGCGATAAGACATTGATATTACATGACGCGACCCACTACCTCCATCATCTCTCCAACTAGTTACTATCATCCAATCATAATCTCTACTAAATGATTGATCTTCTCGAGCAACTCTAAAATCAAATGCACATTCATCTCCTTCATAATACATACGTGGTCTCATCCATTCTTTACTCCAATTCTTTGAAACCCTATGATGAGTAAAATTCATATGCATATTGTCATTATCATCCCCATCTCTATTGCTTGCATCTGTTCCAATATACCATAATATCCTTCCATCACCCCAAATTGTTGAGCCTAAATAACTTCTAAAAGTTCTTATATCAATATTATACATAATTGCCATTACAGTTCCAAATTTGAATCGCCGAGAGCTATTCTGAATAATATAATCTAATTCTTGAGTAGTCATAACTTTTTTTCCTACACTATCTTTTTCACATCGTTCTGACTCAAAATAGTGATACGGATGGTCGAGATATAGAGTAGCAACAGAAGGATAAGACTGTTTTTTCCAAGACCAGTCTTCATAATCTGGTGGGGCATGAACATCAATTGACATTGTTTGATTTAATGTTTCGTTTTGAAAATTGGTTATACTTAATGTAATTGTAGTAGAATAGGATATTAGTATTGTCTTGTCGCTATGGATAAAATTAGATCTAGGTGGCTTTCCAACCAGTTGGGTTCCGCTATTATTCAACGTTAACCAAGAAGGTTTTTGACTTACACTCAAATTTAATGTAGAATTTGGAGTAAATAAATTATTCGTAGTGTTAATTAGATAATTACAAATAGTTAAATTATTAATTGTACCAAAAAATGGAAGATGTGTTGTTGATGTACCACCTAAATACGGAAAACAACCTATTGTTAATCCTCTATCCGAATTGCGGTTATGATTACTTCCTTTAGTAGTCCATAGATGTGTTGACAACCGTCTGGCATCCATTTCCCATATTCCATTTATTGAGTCTTTTTTATAGATATACAACCAACCACCCGAAGAAGCTTTTCCGTCATAAGAAATTGCGACAGTATATTCAAAATTTGAATATATTTTTAAATTGCTAAACCAATCAAGTTCAGCCGCGGCTAATACATAAATATTATCACCATTACCTCCATCAATTACCCTATTTGTAATATATAAACCAAATGACTCTATATTGGGCGATTGCAAATTTGAACCATATCCGAATATAAATTGTCTACTTTCAACTCCGGAGCGTGTTGTTTTAATAGTAGCTATAAATGTTCTATTCCCTCCACCCATCATCGCGACTTCATTCATATTCATATCCAGTAATGTACCAGAACCATTAAAGTAAGTTTCACCTGGATACATTTTAGTATATATGGGAGAATACGAATAAACTACTGGATTTGTCACTGTATTATAAAAACTTGCATAAATACCATTTTTTTCAGGTACATTTGGTATTACAAAAGTAGGTCCTGTATTTGAAGAAAATAAAGCAATTTCTGCAAATCTTGTGTGCGATTGATTACTATTTAACTCAAACTTATAATATTTGTAGTAACCTCGATTACTTTCTGGAATTATAAATTCCTGATAATTTACCATATTGACATAGTCATTTGCCCCATTTAGTGACCAATTCAAACCAGTTAGATTGATTAGAAGATCATAATTACTATTGTTGTTAGATCCATATAACCGAATTGTATGTGGTCTATCGTTAGGATTCATATAAGTTCCGTACCATCCTCTAAACATACTTATATTTTTTTCAACTGGAAATTCAATTTGAACCCATTCCTGTTCATTACTTGTAGCTCCATGCCATATACTATTGTCACCACTAAATAAATGTTGTCCCGCATCATGAATATATCCTGATAAATTCCCCCATAAATCAGGACTTTGTGTTACTTTATTTACTCCATTTGTTATTCCATTCCAACCTCCCGCACCTGCTTCTAATACATAACCTGCGCCGCCAAGAGCGCTACCACCTACTGTAACTCCTGTTTTGTTATATATATTTTCTTTAGAAACCCATCCTTTAAAATTATATTTACTATCTCCAAAATCAATAGTTGGAGTTCCATTAAATGGTTTTGTTTCCCATAATCCAAAAGTCTTTTCAATATTGTCTACAGATATTGTGGCGCCATCCAACCAATTACTCCAATTGTTAACAGAACCAGTATTTATAAATCCTAAACTTTGATTAAATTTACTACAATTTTTACAAAAATCCTGCAAACTATAGGTATTAAATGAGCTTATTATCCAACTTGATATACCCTTACCAATAAATTCTTGACAAGATTGAAACATTGATCTCAAGGGGGCTGGGTTTCTTATTGACCAACCCGTTACTTCACCATTAAATTTGAAAGAATTATAAAACATCATATAAAAACTAACAGAATCAGTTATACCTGGACGCCATATTCTCCAATTTCTTAAACTAACTCTTGATGTATCTGATGAATCATAAAATGTAAGTTTATGAGATGTTGTTATCCCACCAGCATAACTAGATGGGTTCATTCTATAACGTAGTTCAATTGATGCTTTGTCCAAGAATGTCCAACTACCATAAGTTGGTATTGTTTGACTGTGTTCAATACCATTAATAATATATGTAATTTTCCAATTTGTATTATCAATAAATTTCAACTTTAATGTGTGTTTTTTCCTAAATTGGTCCCATACTTCCTGACTTCCAAACATAGTGTTAGGCCATTTATCCGTACCTTCACGCCACTTTATCTGAGTACTACCACTATATGATTCCTCTCCAGCATACCACCACCATATAGGACCTCCATAACGCACGAAATCACTTGAAAAATTATTTAAACCATTATAGGTTAAATAATAACCTCCATGATTATAGCTTACTGGATCATCTTCCCAATCAATAGTGTATTCATTAGTATAAAAATCTGGATTAGACGGGTCGAATGTTTTAAGTATAAATGTATTCCAACCCTGTGTAGATTGTATATTACTTGATATATTAACACCATCTTTAGTGACAGTGTTGACATTTGTTATATTAAAACTATTTATGAACTCAGGAAAATAAGTATTTCCATTTGTGTAGCTTGAATGACCAAAAGATTCTCTAAAAGCCTCCTTCATTCCAGTAGAAGATGTTAAATTTGTAAATTGACATCCATCCATTTTAAATGACGAATTTGAGTTAATTCCAAGACAACCACAACGATAAAATGCGTGATCTAAATCAGTACAATATGTATAGTCCCATGTCCCAATCTTTTCTTGAACATCTTGTATTGTAGTACAAGCAAAATTAAAACCTTTTACATGACGAATAGTTCCAATGAAAGGGCTTGCTGGATCGCCGGTTGTAGGAAATCCACCAATCATAAAACCCTTTCCTAATCTAGTATTCAAAGGATCGGTCTGGCCGCCGTGCCGATCAAAAACCACATCCATTATCCATGTCGCCGAATTTGCTTCTTTTTTAAAGAAATATACGGTATTATTCGCTGAATTATAACTGACAGCAATTGTCGTCTCCACATTCGCAGTTATTTGAAAATTGGAATAAAAATCATTACTATATCCACATAATCCCAAAGCATATTTGTCACTACTATTACCGCCGAAGGCAGTATTGTTTCTTAGTCGAATACCAAAAACTTGATGATTTGTCCCCCATTTTCCATAACCACATATAAATTGACTATTATTAGAAGCAGTACTGGTTGTTTTTATAGTAGCAACAATTGTACGAGATGCGTTTCCAAGTATTCCGTTTGGTATATTTGGATATAAACTTTCATTTCTTGCGGGTGCTATTAAATCACCAATTTGCCAAAAGCCGTTTTCTCTTCCCTGATTACCCCAAGAATGTATACCTGAGGGATGTATTCCACAGTTGAAGCCAGCGGTGTCGGAGATGGCGAGATCTCCATAATAAATACGTGTATTATTTCTATATACAACAACTGGTCCAATTAGGGAATCAGCTAAAGGCTCATGACCAAATACGGCAATCCACGTAGATTCATCAAACCACATACCTGCACCTATATCTCCATTATTAGGATTTGTTACGCTATTACAAGGAACATAACATGCAACCTTACACTCAGAACTCACATCAATTACACTCGCTGCACCATTAAAGGTAATTCCATTTGGATCGTATGAAAATAGTCCAGCGTTACTAAAATCGCTAATATCTATATGTTGATTAAGTCCTAATGAGCGAGAATCTCTAAGAAAGCTATTCATAGAATAACCTATTTGTG